TCACCTATCCTTTTTGTCGGTTATCAAATCCTTCAAATCGACCTGCAATATCTCTGCTATCTGTTGCAAGGTCTCTAAATTTGGTTGAATCCTATTACAGGCATAAGCATTTACCATACTGAAACTCTTGTCGAGTTTCTTTGCCAACCATGTTTGAGAGATACCTTTTTCAGATAATACAGCCTTTATTCTATTCAGTTTCATTCTTTGATGCGATTTTATAATGCAAATATAGCGAATTATATTCGATAATAGTGTATATTTGCATTAAGAAAAGTCAGTTCTTAAATGAGTTATACCTCAAAGTAATTGAATTTTGACATATTTATGGGAAAGACTGTAACAACATATTTAATTGACGGAGATCCTAAAGGAACTCAATACGCATTCATTAGCAACAAAATTTGCCAGATGTTTGTCGTACCACGTTCTAATCTCTCCTATTTGAATACACAAGAGAAGTTACAAAAACCAGCATTCTATATATTACTGGGGGAAGATGAATCAACAAAACCGCAAGCATATATAGGTGAAACGGAAAATTTCAAAGAACGTGTAAAAGACCACGACAGCAAAAAAGCGTTTTGGCAAAAAGCACTCATATTCGTATCGAAAGACGCCGATATGACTAAAGTTGATGTGCAATACCTAGAACATAAAGCGATAGCCGAAGCCAAGAAAGCAAACGCTTTTGTTTTAAGCGACAATAAACAAATCCCTAAAGCACCGAATCTACCAGAGCATCAACAGGACTCAATGGATGAATTTTTCGAAGATGTGAAGTTTCTGGCATCGTTTATCGGTTGCAATATATTCGATGTATCACAACCCAAAGAAGAACATCTATTCTACACCAAAGGTAGAGGGTGCAATGCAAAGGGCTTCTATAGTTCCGATGGCTTTACAGTCCTAAAAGGAAGTACTGTTGCCAAAACAATGGTTCCGTCTTTCAACTGGAAAGAAAAACGAGAAAAAATGCTTCAAGATTACACTTCTACTGAGAACGGAATATTGGTATTGACGTCAGATAAAACTTTTTCAAGTCCCAGTACTGCCGCAGATTTCTGTATTGGTAGCAGTAATAATGGCTGGTTGATATGGAAAGACAAAGATGGAAACACATTGGATTCAGTTTATAGAAAACAGCTGGATTAATAACATATCAATTGGAAGCATATATGGAAGAAAAAGGATTGTTTGGAAATTAGCAGGAATGTAAAATATACAATCAATTGAAAATCAATCTATGTCAAAAGCAAAGCTAAAAAAACACTTGTTGTCACTTACAAAAGAACAGATAACCAATATTGTTCTTGAACTATACGATGCACGTAAAGAGGCAAAAGATTATCTGGAGTTTTATCTTGCCCCAGATTGCAACGCTGAATTAGAAAAGAGCAAGAAAGCTATCCGAAACGAGTTCTTCCCAACTCGTGGATTTTTCGAAAAGCCGTCATTTGCCAAATGTCGAAAAGTCATTTCCGATTTTCAAAAGCTAAAACCGGAGCCGACCACTGTTGCCGATTTAATGTTGTTCTATATCGAACAAGGATGCGAATACACACTTGAATTTGGCGATATGTGGGAACAGTTCTATACAACACTGGAGGGAAATTTCGACAAGGCTATGCGCTTTATCTTTCTCAACGGATTGTTAGCCTGTTATTACGAACGGATTGAAAAGCTTATTGATAGCGTATCGGATTGTGGCTGGGGATTTTATGATACATTACAAGATATTTATTCTGAATATCGGTAGTGGTTTTTAATCTTTGATAAAGTCTTGCCCTACACAAAAAGTAAGGAACTGAACCTGTACGCATAATGGCACAGATTTAGTTCCTATCTTGTCCCTTTAAACTACTCCATTGATTCCCGAATAATACGCAAAGTTTCTTTCTTATACTCCTTGCGGTCATATTCAAATCCTCTGCACATCCAACAACTACAGGGAGTTCCTGTCGTTTTGTAAACTTGTGCCCATTTGTCTTTTGCCAACTCAAACCAATGAGGATGTTCATAATAGCTTCCATCCTCACGAATGATGCAATGACCATAAGCGGCATACAGAATCATACGAGCCTTAAACACACGAGCCATTTGTTGGCGTCTCCACAATTTGTTTCTTTTGTCCATCGTCTCTTTCTATTAAAGTTAGGATGAACAATGATGTTACTTTGGTGAGACTTAATATATCCATAGCATAATACCTTTAATGTTATACCCTTTCGGACACAAAATTAAGACAAAATATCAACAATATACCAGTAAGGGTATAATTTGTTTGTATTTTTTAGAGGTACAGTATTTTAAGCGAATAATTCAACCTTATTACACTTTTTCCAACGAATATCACCCATTGCTCTACACTTTTTTAAGCGAATCAAACGTAAACAAAAGTTTTCAGGTTTTATGACCGATTTTCTATCATCCAATACCTTCTGGAAAATAAAAAACACACCGCAAACCACAGAAATTCCAAGAAAACCACTACCTTTGTATTCAACAAGCGTTCTGTAACATACCTGCGGAAATGTCCTATCATTCAGCACCTTGTATCTGATAGCGGACATTCCACAAAAGGGCTGAAAAGAGGCGGTACAACACGTATATGCAAAGCCATGAAATCCAACGATTTGCATTTGTCCCTGCATTCTGTGTATTTGTCAAAACAGAGGTTGTACCGATTAAAATGAATGGTCACTGATAATCAGTGATGTAAATATGCTGTTCCCAGTATTTGATATAGCGGGGATAAGAGCGGAGCATGCCGTAGGCCGTCTGGCTGGCGAACTGAATGACGGCACGTTTCAGGATGTCGCTGTTCTTGGAGAAGTAATGTACGGCACCGTCCTGAAACTCCGCGAGTCCCAGACCGATGACGCGACGGGCGGCATCGCTGATGTAGCCGCCCAGTCCGCCATGCGAAAGGATGCCCCCGCTCAGAAGCGTCGAGGCACCGATATTGAGCAATCTGCTGCCGAATAGGTTCTTCATGTCGTTGTCTTTTCGTTAATTAACCGTTCCACGAGGCGTCGAAGTCATGCACTACGTCGATAAGGGCCTGTGCCATCTGTTCCTTGAAGTGCTGGATCTCGGCGGTCTGACCCTCGGGCGATTTCAACAGGTCGATGGTCTCCACGCTCATCAGGTTGGTGATGTTGACGATGACCTGCTTGGGAGCCGCCGAAGATAACCGCCCCGTACCGGAGTAGTTGCCGCCCGCGCCGCCGTCATCGTCTCCTATGTTCGTGATGCGGTTGGCGTTGAACGGGGAGGTGTCGTTCGAGTCCGGCTCGTTGGCATAGAGCGCAGCTGAGAAGCCCGCCTTACGGAGGATGTTTTCCGCAGCCTCCGAGGAACCGCCAAATACCTGGCGTAGGGTACCGGAAAGGTTTACCAACAGGTGGTGCACGCGCTGCCGGCCGGCCAGCATCTCCTGCCGCTCCTTGTCGGTAGCCTGCGCGTTCAAAGCCTTCTGTACCCACAGCCCGTCTTTGTTCTGCGTAAAGCCGCCACGGGCCAACTCTCCATAGTCGAATCCCGACTTCTCGATCAGGGCACGGGCACCCGCCATGCTCTCGATGGCATCGAGATAACCTTGTGCCGCCGTGGTGATGTGTTTCACGGTGGTGTTGTTCTGGTAGGCGGCGTAAGTGGGCGTATAGGCCGCAGCCACTTCCGGCAGGTCACCGAGAGCGTTGGTATAGGTAATCTTGCCGTTACGTTCGAACCAGAAAGGTTTGTCCAAGCCGAGTTTCTTTGCGGCTTCGGCCGCCGTCACCGCCTGCTGCCCGTATTTGAGGGCGATGTTCTCGATAAAGGCACGGACCTCCAACGGGTCGGACATTTTGCCGAACTCGGCATAGGCGGCGTTCAGGCGCGACTGGCTGTCACGGCGGGCAATGGCGGTAATGGCCTCCCGGCTGTCGTCTTGTTGAGCATCGCTATAACTGTATGCCGGAGCATGATAGACACCCCCTCGGGAGGAAGACAAGCTGGCGCCGAGTTCAGCCAGAAATGACATCCACCAGTTCCCGGTAAATATTCCGATTTTATGCCCGCTGCTTTCCTCAACTGTCTTGCCGGAGGTCAGGTCGTCCACCGCCTTTTTGGTATCGATGGCCTGCTGGTAGGTTTTGTGCAAGGCCGCGTACAAGTCTTCGATGACCGGATAGCGGTATTTCTCGTTGGCGGTTATGTCTTCCAGTACGGCGTCCTTGGCTTTCTTGATCTGCCATGTCTTGTAGGCGACCCAGCCCAAGGCTCCCACCAATGCGGCGATACCGGCCGTTGCGGCAACGGCACCCGTACCAATGGCACTCAGGGAACCGGCAGCACCGACCAGACCGCCGCCCGTAGCGACCTGTGAGGCGAACAGCGAGGAGAATCCGGCACGGGCGGCGAAGGACCCGGCTCCGCTTTGCAACAAGGCACGGCCCATCGCACCCTTGCCGCTGACACCGGCTGCCCGCAAGGCCGTGACAAGGGCCCGTTTGTTGGCGAAAGAGAGTGCTTTGATTCCTCGTGCACTGGTCAGGCCGGTCAGACCGGAAACCAGCTCGACGATGGAGTTGCCTGCGGTCTGTTTGCCGATAAAGCCGACCGCGACGCCGACATTGGTCAGGGCGCCGGCGAGTTTGAACAGCCGCGTGGCGACAAAGCCGGTGAACAGGAGCGGTTCGATCCAGTAAAAGTTACGGGTCATCCACGATGCGAAGTTACCCAGCACGGAGAGCAGGCTCATGACGCCCTGCCCAATGGAGGCGAGACCTCGGGCGAACTCGCGGGAATTGAATTTGGCAAGGAAGTCTTTCAACGTGCTCCGGATGACCGGCTCGATGAGTTCGTACCCTTGCATGAAGGATTCCGTAAGCTGGGAGGTCATCTGGTACCACAAGCCTTTGGTCGTGTCCTGCTTGACTTGCGCCAGTTCGGAGGAGATGCCCTGCGACGCCCGGTTCTGGGAAGCAAGCGTCCGAAGCTGCCCGTAGTTGCTGACAAACATCATGGCGGCGTTGCCTCCGATTTTGCCGAAGATGGTCTGCATGTCGGCCATCGTCGCCCCTTTCTTGTTCAGGTCCTCGAAGATGTCGGCCAGCGGGCGCAGCTTTTCCACCTGCTTGCCGTAGATGTCTTCCATGCGGGTGAATTTCACACCCAGACGGTCCAATGCCTCCCGCGCCTCTTTGGTGGGTTTGGCAAAGCGGGTGGCCATAGCTCGCAAAGCCGTACCGGCCATTGTTCCTTTGATACCCATATTGCCGAGCACGCCGATGGCGGCGGATGCTTCCGTAAAATCGACGCCCGACAGACGCAGGTAACCGGCAGCCATCTTGAAGGACTCGGCCATCTCGATGATGTTTACGTTGGAACGCGAGACGGTAGAGGCCAGGATGTCGGCCACCGAGCCCATGCTGGTGTTCTTGATGTTGTAGCCGGTCTGGATGTTGGTGGCAAGGTCGGCAATCTGCGAGATGTCGTTGTCCCCGATGAGCGCGAGGTTCGTAATCGGGCGGATCGATTCGTTGATGGTCTCGATACCCATACCGGCCATACTGAGGAATTTCACCGCACCCGCCACCTCGATGGCCGTAAACTTGGTCTCAACACCGATGCGGCGCACGTACCGGGCCATCCGGTCGAAACGCCCCTCGAAGGTCGCCAGGTCTGAATCGGCAACCCGGAGAATCGAGTGTGCCGACTGCATGATGTTGGAATACTCGACGGCCTCCGTGAATTGTGTGCGAAGGAAGTTGTAGGCCATGTAGGCGTTGAGCATTCCGGCCATCGGGAGGTTCCGCCACGACGGAGCCTTGGAATACTGGATACGGTTGATGGCCGCACGGCGTTTGCTGCCGTACACGGAATCCTCGAAAGCCGCCTGACGGCGCATGGTTGTTACCGCACGGGCTGCGTTGCGCCGCCGCTGGGTATCCTCGGCCTGACGGCGTCGCTTCTCCGCATTGAGTTCCTCGCGGCGGGTGCGCTCGGCAATTTTGCGCAACTCCCGGTCGGTACGCGTACGTTCGCTTTCACGTAAGCGTGCGGCACGCTCGGCGGCACGGATCTCCGACATCTGCCGGAAGGTCTCCACTTGCAAGGCCGCTTTCTCTTTGGCCTGCTGCATGCGCTGACGGTTCATGGCCTCGTCCGCATAGAGACGTTTGTTCAGTCCGGCCTGTTCCTTGTCGGAAAGAACGGCGGCTGCGACTGGGGCATACGGCGGGCGCACGACGGGACCGGCAGGGACGGAGGTCGCGGGAGCTGCCGTATTCAGGTGCAGCGTCATAGTGGCTGCGCCCCGGATATTGCCTAAAAGAATGAGAATTTCCTGCAAGCGTGCCCGGGCCGCGTCGGTCTTGATGTTTACCTCACGCCTTTTCTCTAAATGAGCGAGGGCAGAGTTGATCTTGCCGATGGAACGGGTGACCGTCCGCTGGGTGTCCATGACGCTCTTGACAGCCGAAGCGGCATTCCGTTTCGCCTCGGCCTGCTGCTCGTCCAATTTTTTCTTGCCGACAAGTTTGTTGGTCTGGTTACGGAGCGCACGACCGTCGATTTTCTCGCCGGGATTGATGGTCAGCTTGATGCCCTGCGTCAGTTCTTTGATTTCGGTCAGCAGGTTCTTGACACCTTCCAGTCGCTTTTCCGTTTCGCCGGTTCGGATTTCCAGATCGAAGTTGAAATCCTTCTTCTTGCCGTTCTTTCCCCGGAAGGTCTTTTCCACGGCCTGCATCATCTCGTTGATGTTGGTCACGACCGGTGCAAAACTTATCCGACCCTTGCTCAGCTTCTCGACGGCATTGGCAAAGGCAGTGACCTGCTCGGTTCCCTCCGTGGCATTGACCTTTATATCGTAATAGACTTCGTAATTCTGCGTTTGAGCCATGAATAGCGTGTTTACATCCGTTGAAAGAATAGCCCTTTTCGGGTGCCGGGGACTGAAAAGGAAAGCCCCGCAGTCACAAGGGCTGCGGGGCTTCGGAAAGCGGATCAGGGAGACGGCGGTTGCAAGGTCAGACGGGAGACGAGCACCTGCTGGTGCAGCCACAACGCCTCCTCGGAAAGCATGGCAAACTCTTCGTCCGTGATGCTGTCGAGATGAACACCCGGGAAGTAGTGGCGGATATAGATCAGCCGTTGACGAATCCGCTGGTCGTCACGTACTGCCCAGGTGTCTATCAGTTTACCAGCAGGCTCTGACGGGTGGTGATAATCTCCGAAAGCTGGGACATCAGACCGAAGAGGAACAATGATTCGTTATCCACCAACTCCTTGTCGCCGTCGAGGAAACAGTCGCGGGCGAGCTGACGCATGGCGTTCACCTCGTCCTTCTTCGATGCCGCCATGAACTTCGAGAACTGCGGGAAGGTCGGCTCGCCCATGTAGGCGACGTAGAACTCCTTCTCGCCGCAGTCCGTGTCGCCGAACACGACCATTGGATAGACCTTGCGGGTTTTCTTTTCGGCCTTCAGCGCGGCCGCCTTCTCCTTAATCTGGGCTTCCTGCTCCAGCGTAAGATTCTTATCTTCCATTTCTGCGTGATATTTGGTTACAAAAAGGAATAGCGGCTTTATCGCTTCAACGGGTGTAATTTCGCAGATAAAATTGTCTATCTACTTGTTTATTCGTATCTTGCAACAGGTTTCGGCATAATACGGAGCCTGTTTATATATAGGATAAAACCTGCTTTTGCGGTCATATTCCGTCAGATAACAACGATATTGATATATAGAGAAATGAAGATACAATACGCAAGCGACCTTCATCTGGAATTTGATGAAAACAGCCGTTTTTTGCAGAAACATCCCCTGGCCGTAACGGGAGATATTCTTGTTCTTGCCGGTGACATCGGATACTTGAGTGATAAATACTGCGAGCGACATCCGTTTTGGGATTGGGCAGCCGACCATTACGAACAAGTAATCGCTATTCCGGGCAATCATGAGTTTTACCGGGGATTCGATATGGCAACAACGGTAGACGGATGGAGTTATGCCCTTCGCCCCAATGTTCGTTATTATAACAATCAGGTCATATCGCTGGGGGTAGAAATTGACTTGATTGTGACACCTCTGTGGGCACAGATTCCGTTCGACAAAGCAGCGGAAACCGTTATGCGTGTGAATGATTTTAGGAATATCCGTTGCGAGAACGACATACTAAGGTGGACCCGCTTCAACGAGGAGCATTTTCGCTGTTTCCGGTTTCTGACCGAGGCCGTAAAACAGAGCAAGGCCAAACACATCGTGGTTATGACACATCACGTCCCCTCATCGCTACTGATGGCTCCTGAATTTCAGGACAGTCCGATCAACGGAGCGTTTATGGTGGACCTGACAGACTATATCGAAGCGAGCCCGATTGAATATTGGATATACGGGCACTCTCACCGAAACATCGACGCAACGATCAGAAACACCAGGTGCCTGTCGAATCAATTAGGATATATCGGTGGTAATGAGCACATTTCATTTGATCCGGCTCGATATATGGAGATAGTCGAGGAATAATCTTTGTACAAATGTACCACTGTATTGAAAATTTGTGGTAACTTTGTACGAAAGATAAAAGAAGACATGGAGTATATTGAGAACATCATACGGAACAATGGAGGCTACATTACTGCGAATCAGGCGAAGGCCGTAAATCGCACAACGTATTACAAGGTACTGGAACTGGTCAGAAACGGAGATTTGGTTCGCATACGCCCAGGTGTGTATCTGTTGCCGGATGAAATGGCTAAAACCATGATTGATGTTGAGATAGTCATTCCGGGAGGCGTTCTATGTATGTACTCTGCATGGTCCCATTATGGACTGACCACCCAAATACCGACTGAGTATTATATTGCCATAGCGCGTAACAGAAAAGTAAGGACACCTGAATATCCTCCCATTACGATATATCGATGGGATGAAGTGGCCTATGAAACCGGAATCACACATACCGTCATAGAAGGGATTACCGTTCCTGTTTATGACATCGAAAAATCGGTCTGTGACGCCATAAAACACCGGAATAAAATCGGTATTGATGTCAGCTCCGAGATACTGAAGAACTACCTGAGCCGCAAAACGCGGGACATCGATAAACTGATGAAATACGCCAAAATTATGCGTGTGGCATCAACAATAAAAAAATATCTGGAAATACAGTTATAAAATATGGGAGAAAAGAATTACGGAAAATCCGTCAGGGCAAAACTCCTGAACATATCCAAAGCGGAAAAGCTGGGTTACCAGCTCATAGTAATCCGTTACATTCAGGAACGCCTGTTGTATCGCTTGTCTCAGAGCCGTTTCCGCGAGAAACTGTTTCTGAAAGGAGGCGCGTTGCTATACGCTCTCGAACAGTTCCGGGCACGTCCGACCTTGGACATAGACTTCCTCGGCGATAAAATCAGCAGGGACAAGGAGTTTGTAAAAATGGCATTCGAGGAGATATGTGCCGTGTCTTGTCCGGAGGACGGGATGACATTCGACACGGAAAGCATCTCAGCCGAAGAGATAACGGTAAACAAGGAATATCATGGCATACGGCTTCATGTTACGGCTCGGCTGGATACCATCCGCCAAGTCATTTCGATGGATATCGGGTTCGGAGATGTGATTACGCCGAAACCCGAAGAACTGGATTATCCGGTATTGCTGAAAGAAACTCCGGCTGTCAATATCATGGCCTATTCATTGGAAACGGTCGTGGCGGAGAAATTTCAGGCTATGATTGATCTGGCGGAAGAAAACAGCCGGATGAAAGACTTTTTTGACGTGTACCGCATTCTGGAAAGCAACAAAGTGAATGAAGAGATGTTGCAACAGGCTATTACCGCCACCTTCTCGAATAGAGAAACCGGATACAAGCCGGATCACATTCTGTTTGCGGAAGAGTTCGTGAAAAGTCCGACACGTATTGCTTTCTGGAAAGGTTTCTTGCGAAAAATCAAATACACGGAAGAACTGTCCTTTGAAACAGTAATGACCGTAATAAAAGAGCGACTACAAGGATATTGGGAAAATTTATAATTCGAAATAATATGGACAATAAAAAATTATCTGAAAAGAAACAAGAATTGATGAAGCCTGATTGGACAGAGAATCTTCATCATGAATTGCAAGAACTACCTTTGCAAGAAGCAAAATGGATTGTAGAAAATATGACTGACTCAGAAATATTTTCTAAAGTAAATAACCGCAGATTTCAGGAGGATTATATTGCCGATTATATAGAGTATCTTTGGACTATTAGTCCAATTGCATATTGGAAGCACATTATTGCGTCATTATCACCCAATATAGGTGCTCTTTGGAGTGATAATATGTCGCATTTTAGAAAAATGTGTACTATTAAGATTCCTGTTGATGTCTTACATGCTGTTTTATCTTTTGCAATATCCCATGATGATAAAAATCGGCAAGATTCAGAAGCTATTGGTTGTGTTATTAAGGCTCAAATTGATAAATTTGGTAGAATAGATGAAATTAAGGCATATATTTCTTCACTACCAGAGAACCAACGAGTTTTTGCGAAAGAGAAAATTTTTGAATATGTAAAACAAGAATGCGGTTATATCTTTTACTGATATGGATAATCATTTTACTATAAATTATCTTCAAGCAATAAAAACTCATCTTCATATCGATTTCAATACAGATAATAGAGCTGTATTCTATCCTGACAAGGTTTGTAATTCAGACTTTATCAATTTGAAAAAGACTTTAGATCAAATATGGAAGGAAACAGAGAGTGCGATTTCTATTTTAAGGACACGAGAGGAAGCCTTTGTCCAGATGGGTTTGTTTGGTTTAGTAGACGATTTGGACTTAGCTGTAAAAGTTGGTTTTTCGTTAGGTGACAGAATTGTATTAGTTGATTACTTATACGAACGGATTTTATCTAAATTGTCTCCTGAACGGATAAATATAACTCATATTGGTTCCATTGCGAGTTCATTAGTCAATCTCTTACCTTTAGCAGAAAAAGGAAGGATCGTAATGATTCCCAATCCTTTTATGTGGCATTCTGATTCAAAGCAGATTATATCAGAAGTCATAAGAAATGGAGCTGATATGACTCCGGAATTATTAAGTCTTTTGAATATGCTATCAATTACAAAATATTGTAATTTACATCCATATACGATAGCAGAATCACCTGAACGGTTCCAAACAATTATCGAACAAGATATCGATTTCTCCGATGCAAGAGGTCTTAGCTCCGGAAAATATGCTTACGATGGGATATTAGGAGCATTATTATCAGAAAAAATAATCAATGAAACAGAATTGAATATTGTGCTGAATACTCCTATCACTCAATATTATGACATAATATCTCAAGAAAAGGATTTTTATAGAGATTATCTCCAGATTTTAACAAATGGAGGAGCTTTATCTGCGTCTAATAATATTGATTCTGTAAGATCATTGATTGTTAAAGCAATAGGTAGAAGAAATGAGCAAGCGAAGCAGAAAATAAAAAAAACTATTGAGATTGGTGGCGGAATAGGTGGCGGAATTATTAGCATTTTAGGAACAATTTCAGTCATATCTGCGCCATTAGCATTGACAGGTGCCTTGCTTAGTTTTGCTCCTTCATTAGTAAGTTTATTAAGTGATAAGACAGAGGCGAAAAATTCTGTTATATCTATATTCAATAAGTTGTTAGAAAATTAAAAGTAACTCTTGAAGAAGTGAAGAAACAAAGAAAAGAGGGAATGCCTATTTGGGAGACATTCTCTCTTTTTTACAGCAACGCTTTCAATTTCTCCTCCAGCACGAATTTGGCAATGGCTCCGACCTGCCGTCCGACCTCCTTGCCGTCCTTGAAGAAAATCACCGTCGGTATGTTCCGGATGGAATACCTTACGGCTATGTCGTTGTTCTCTTCCACGTCACACGCAGCGATAACCGCCTGTTCCTTGTAGGCCTCCGCTAACTCCGCAACCATCGGTGCCAACGCCTTGCACGGGCCGCACCACTCGGCGCCGAAATCGACCATGAGCGGCTTCTCCATAGAGAGCAGCTCATCAAAGTTCTTCTCTGTCGCTTGTATCATAATCATTCGTTATAGGTTATACTCAAAAGGCTGCAAAGATACCGAAATATCCCCGGATCGCAAACACAAAACCGCCCCTTTTCAAAAAGAAGCGGTCCCATGCAAGAGAATGAAAGCTAAATGGTATCCCCATCTCCAATCTGAATATCAAAGGGATTGAGGTCGAACTCGTGCGTAATATTGGTATCGTCCTGCTGGCTCTCCATGCCGTCCTCGCTGAAGATACAGCCTTTCAACGTGACGGTGGTGGTCGTCCAGTCATCGCTGGCCATCGGGTTGGCGAACGAGATGATCAGGTCGAACTCTCCGATGTCCATCAGACTGCCGTAGGTCGAGCGCAGGGTCTGCTGCGTGGCATAGTCCATCGTGATGCTCGCCGTGTAGGAGATGTTTCCGAAACCCCGGCTGACCGGTTTCCCGCCCAGACCGTAGTTGGGCTCGATTTTGCGTTTCTTGCTCCATTTGATACCCGAAACGCCTTCGAGTACGGTGGAGCCTTCCTCGATTCCCAAAGCCGTACTGGCTAAGGTAATCATCGACCAAGAGTATGCGACGTTGTTTATGATTGCCATGTTTACATCTATTTAGCGGTTAGTGATAAGCCTTCCTCGACATAGATTTTCACGGCCACACCGACAGGTACGATGACATAGCTGATGCGCAGCGTATCGTCCACCAGTACGTTCTGGTTGGGGTCAATGGTCACGGCATAGCCGCTGATCTCCTGTGCTGCCTGCATCTTGGCCAATATATCACCGATCAGGGTCTTGAAGGCCGTAATCTTCGAGGGTGCGAGAAAGCCCGTTGCAGGGTTCACCATCAGAGGGCTGTGCAGATACGGTAGCAAGGCTTCGCGCACGGCACGGCGGCTCTTATTTATGGTACGGTTGCGGGCGATGGTACGGTAGTCCCCGTTGGAGCAGGTCTGGTCTTTGGAGATGTAAATGCCATTCTCCCGACCCGAATACTTGATGGGAAAAATGTATCCCTTGTCATCCAGTTCGTCCAGCAATACCGGCGAGAGGGATTCGTACAGGTTGGTCGATACGAATTCGTCCTCGGCATCGAGCGTAAGATCTCCGAACCCGAGCTCAATCTGCTGGAAGTCGTCGGCAAAGAGGTTGAACTGACGTACCCAGGCGATGGACTCGTGAACGCTCGCCTTGGCAAGGGCGCCCATGACAGCACCCAGGAATCCCACCGGCGTATGGTTCGGGTTGCGGGACTGAATCGTCGCGTTCTGGTCGTTCCGCGCCTGCCCGAAGATGACGCTGGTGCGGGACGACTCGCAGATGGCCGACGGGATACGGTTCAGGTCAATGACCTTTGCCTCTTCCGTGTCGCTGCCCGTGTTACCGGGGTTGGCGCACAGCACCACCGACAGGGGTTGGTTCAGCTCGGCCAGTGCCACCGCCTTGTCGTTGATGCCCTTGACGAGGTTCAGGTTGTATTTCTCCTGCTCGCCGTTGAGCTTCCAGAGCGGCTGCTCGGTCCAGATACCCACCTGCGAGATGAGCCCGTCCGCCGCGCGCTGCATCACGTCCAATGCGTCCCAGTTCTGGGAGCAGTCCGCGAACATGACATACAGCCGCCCCGGACCGTCGATGTTGCCGCCCATGCGAAAGAACTCGCGGATATGGTAGGCCGGAATACCGAACAGGAAGTTTTCGTTGGCCTCCTCGTCCGGGTCACACGCGACACGCTCCTGGATGCCGAAGTCCTGCACGGAGGATTTACGGCTGGTGATGCAGATGACATCGCCCGGTGCCACGTTCATCTCGTTGCTTTTCCCGTAACCGGCGGTAAAAAGGTCGGGCTGTCCCGATACGTCGAACAGCAGGCCCGTGATTTTCTCGTTGCTTGCGGATGCGGCATACGGCAGATTGCCGTCCACATCCTTGATGATTACATTACCTAAAGCCATATCGCCTGCATGTTATGATTTGTAATAGGGATTCTTGTAGAGGATGGCCTTGCCCCGGATGGCCGGAGTGGTCTGCGGCGTGTACATGCTGCCGTCGGCATCGATGTAGAGTTCCTTGTAGTCGGGAAATTTCCCGAGAATGGCCAACACCGCAGCCGGAATCTCGGTCGCCGCTTTCGGTGCCTGTTCTTTCTTCGGGTTTTTCTCGGATGCCGTATCTTTCTCCACAGTTGCTGCCGACGGTGCGGCTACCGTCGCATCGGGCTGGGTTGTATCTGTTTCGGGAATGGTCGTTTGAGTCTTTGCCATAGATATTTCGGTATGAAAAAGGGGGATGGAGCATGGTGTCCATCCCCCGCACGGTTATTATTCGGTGATTCGGTAAAGGGTTATGCCGTTTTGGCGTAGGCCGTATGGACGACGATTTCGGCAGGCTTGACGATGTTCACGTCCATCTTCATTCGCATTTGGAAGAAGAAGAGTTCCGAGTTGGATTGCAGGCGGTCCACTTTGAGGACTTCGGCATCGTTGGCGTAATCGACACCCATCCACAGGTTGGAATCCATGCCCGACGTGAAGTTGCCCATGACAATGGTGTGCTCCGGTACGCCCGTGATGGGGATGATGCGCTTACCCTTGAAACGGTAGCGGTTTACCTCGCTGTTCTCGGAGTATTTTACCATCTTGTCGGTGATATACTGGTCGTAGGCGTCCCACGCTTCCCAGCCCATGACGATGCTCAGGCCCGACCGCTTGCGGATCTGCTTGGGGCATTTCTTCCACATCGAGTAGAGGGCCGCCTCGACCGCAGCACCGTCCTTGAGCTCTGTCGTACCGGAGACGATGCACTGGCCGCCTGCGACGGTCTGGGCATCGGTGGCGTTCACGTTGTCGATGATGCGCTTGACGACCCCGTCGAAGTATTTCTCCTTGCCGGCTCCGATCTGCACGGCACCGGCGGGAGCCGTGATGCCTGCGGCGGCCGCACCGCCCTTGGCCGAGGTCCAGATGGCATTGCCGATGAACTCGTTTTTCTTGTCCATCAGAAGGCGCAGCATCGTGGCCTGCAACTTGGGGTCGAGCTCGCGGAAGACGAGGTTGCCCGTCGGCTGCGCGAATTTCCAGTACGCCTCGAAGTCGCGCGGATTGAATTCGAGGTAAACCATGAACTCGGCGGGTTCGAGATGGCGTTCCGTGAACTGGTATTCGTTCTCGCCGTTTTCGCCTTTGGCTCCGTGCGAGCTCTGGGGCGTGGGCACGTTGTCCTGAATGATGTCTCCCAACCGGATGGCCGGCAAGGTGTACTTGTGCTGGATGCCGGACTTGATGTGTATCAGCCCCTCACGGTAGGTGTCGTTGCCCTGCGCCGTGTAGGTGAGCAGGTCCTCCAATACCTCTCCGGCATAGCCGTTCTGTAAGAAAGTTACTGTATCTGCCATTGTGTTAGTGATTTTCTGGGTTAGAATCTCGGCCGCGAACAGGGAGCATCGACTCAAAGCGGTAAACCACTTCCGGCAAATCAGTTTATGTGTATCAAGGTGGCGGGATGGTACGTCTCCCACCGGACGGGGTTATTGCAGTTTCTTGAACTGGAAGTCTTTGCCTACGACGGCTTCGACCTGCTCGGCGATTTTCTGTCCGGCACTCTTCAAGGCATCGGCTGCCGCTTTGGCGTTGTCGGGGTCGGTGGCAATCTGCTCGCTGATTTTCTCGCGGGCGGGAATCGAACCGATGGTGTCCTGCACCAACTGGAAGTTCGTGGCGGCCATCTCTTTCCAGCCGGGCACCGCGTCCGCCTCTATCTTGCCTTCGTCCACGGCTTTCTGCAAGAAGTTCTCAATGGCGCTTGCCTTGGCGTCGGCCTCTTTCTGCTCATAGACCTGCAACCGGGCGGTTACGCTGTCGAGGTCTTTCTGGAGATTGCCGATGGTGGCGTCCTTACCCGCGATGACGGTCTTGGCATCGCTCAGTGCTTTGTTCGCCTCGGCCAGCCGGGCTTCCACACCGGTCAGCTCCGAGATGCGGGAGAGCACGTCCTTGACCTCGTTCTTCTCCTGCATGCCGAGCGAGGCGATCACTGCGCTGTATTCCGGGGATAATGTTTTCTCTTCGTTCATGGGTCTCTGATTAAGTTTCGTATTAAGAATAGTGGTTTTCTCGCCCGACGGGTGATTTTCATCCTCGGGCGGTGTGATGCGGTTCATGACTGCCTGTATGGCCGCCGCATCCGTGATGCCCGACAGGTCGGCACGCACCTTGTCCCGGAGCTGCTTGCTGGTCCTCAGTACATGGCTTTCGGGAATGATGCCCGCTTTCACGGCTGCCGCCGCATCGAAGAATGTCCCGTCCTGCCCGGCAGCGCCGTCCATGATGGCCCGGACTTTCTCGTGGCTTAACCCGAACCGTTTGCGGTAGATGGTCTCGATTTGTGCCGTGAAGGCTTTGACCAGCTCGGACGGTTCCCCATCGTTTTCGTCGGGAAGGAACGGATTGTGAATCATCAGTATCCCGTAATCCCGCATGAACGACTTGTCCCCGGCAGCCCAGATAACGGAGCCCATCGAAGCGGCCATGCCTTCGATGACGCATTCGGTAGGCACCGAGGCGTTCTGGATGGCGGCATAGACCGTCATGCCGTGCAGCACCGAACCGCCCTCCGAGTTGATGAGCACCCGGATGAGGGACGGACGCACGATGTTCTCCAAAAAGTCGAACGCCTCGCTGAAACGCCCCGCGCTCTCTTCCGTAATGCGGCCGAAGAAGCGGATGGAGGCCGGACGCCCTGCGCCCGACTGACAGACGATATGTTCAAAAGTTTCCGTGTTCATCTTTTCCTTTGGGTAAGAATAGCTTCGCTCGCATAAAATGGTTTATAATCCGTCTCCGGAGCCATCCGGAACATCCCCGGCAGGCTTTTCCTCTTCGGGTTCTTTTTCATCCTCCTCCGGCAGGTCCGGCACATCGACCGAGGGCTGGAATCCCGTAACCTTTTCGTAAACCGGTTCGGCATGGTGCCCGTGTCCCGCCGTGTCGTGCTGCGGCGCATCGGCATGTTGCGTGAAAGGCGGCATGACCAAGTAGCGCTCGACCCAGTTGCGGTACTTCCATGCTGACGATTCCCGGAACCAGACCTCGTAATCCACCCAGTACGCCTGCAACATATTGGTGGTAACAGGCATGTCGAAGTAAAGGAGGTTGCAGCGTTCCGTGAGTGCCGGTTCATGGCTTTTGGCATCCTGAATGGCGACGTTCAACCGTTGGAAAACGATGAACGGGTCGCATTCCCGTTCCGGGTCGGTATGGTTGAGCGTATTGAGGATGAAGCGGATGCGCATGGTGGCGCGGCCCTCGCCGATACGTTGCTGCTGCACGAGGTAGCGCACGTTCACGAAGCGGATGAAGATGGCCGGGAAGGCGATTTCCATTTCCAGGTTCTCGCTGCGCACGATACGGGAAAACTGTCCCGTGTCAATCATGATTGTTCTGAAGAACGATGGACTTTGCGGGTCCTCCGGATTCTCCCTGAGCGTGAGGATGGCCCGCCGGACGGCCTGATACATGTTCACGAACGGATTCTCCGAGACCGATTCCGGCACGGCGACCGCAGGTCGTTCCGCTTCCGGAGCGGAACCGTTTACGGGTGGATTATGTGGTTTCTTGTCTCTGATCATGGGTTCGGAAAGGGAAATCCCCGGAACAAGATGGGGATAAACAGTTGATTGACGGTATGGTTCAGTTTCGGGCTAATGCCGATAAACTGCCGGTGCTCGGGTCGCCGACGGCTGTACTGATTGACGGTATAGAGCCCCAAAGCCGGGTCGGTGTTGTGCACGGCTGCGTAACTTTGGGAAGCGCCGCGCTTCCCATGCTGGTGATAATTGCTTGCCTTGGTCCAGATGGCATAACGGGCCCCACGGCGGAAAATCTTTTTCCGTTCGCCATACGCACGCTGGGTAAGGTTGGTGCGGTCCATGCGCTCCGCCTCCCCGAAAATAGAGCGGGACAAATTACCGGTATCGTTCATTACGGGATGCGTGAAACGGCGTCCCCAGCGGGATTTACGCTCCGGCCACAGCTTGCCGCTGCCATACAATCCGCCTTCGGCAAAGCTGGTGCGGAAACGGCTCTTGGAGTATTCGCCGGCCATTGTCACGAAGTCGTGGGTGTTGAACTCCATCTTGTTGGGCAGATAACGGCCGTTGCCTTTCGGAGCCCACTGCTCGCAGAATTGTTCAAGGGTGATTCTCATGGCTACGGGTTGGTGTCGGTTTGTTTCACGCCTCGGGGATGACCGTAACGTTTGTAGTATTCCTCGTCCGACATGATGCCACGGTCCGACGAGCTACCGCCGGGCACAGCACCGCCTCCGCAGCCCATGCCGGGTATCACGTTGAGCTGCTTGCCTACGATGATGCCGAACTCTTTCTCGATTTCGTCCGCCGCCACCTCGTACTTGTCCGTGATGAGCGAGTAGAGCTTGATGCGGTCTTCGTTATTCATGTCGATGCGGTTGGAATACTTGAATTCCAACCCGGCAGGGATATAGCCCATCGCCACAAGACGGGGGACAATCTGCTCGTTCATCACGTTCTCGATGTAGCGGCGGTACACCTCGATGCGGTCGCGGAAGATGTCCTGATGCGCCTTGGTGGAGCCGACATACGACTGCATGCCTCCGGCCATCGATTCGGAGCCGAGAATGAGGTTCGAGACCTCCTTGTTGGCGAACTGAATTAGTCCGGTATATATCTTCTCGCTGTTTGACATGGTGAAGGTCTTGATGTCCACTTCGTCCTCCAATCCCGTTACGATGATTTTATTTTGAGCTGCATTGGAGATGTCTTGCGCCAGACGCTTGCGATCCATGTTGTTTTCGCTGACGGTCTTTCCGTGAATAATCGGCTGACCGTATGAATGGCTGAAATTCAAGTAGTTCGCAATCGTAAACTTTTTGGCGAGGATAAGTGGCGTCGTGGCCGAGAAGAGTCCCAAATCTCCCGTCTTGATGAGCACATAACGCTTCCGGTAGGCGGCCGAGCGGATGTCCCAGTGCGGCAGCCACAACCCCTGCCGCTTGACGACGATGCCCTGTTCGGGCAGGACGTTGCGACGCTCGATGCTGTTCACTTCTTTCAGGCGACCCGTATCGGGGTCGATGTCCGGCATGATTTCCAAAAGCGTATAACCGTAGAGTTTGGCTTCGATGATGCCACGGATGATTTTATCGAATTGCGAGCCCTGTATCTTCTGGCTCTCTTTCACATCCTTGACGTATTTGCCCTTGTCGTTCAGACGGGCGAGCATATAGCGGTCACCGAGTATCTGGCTTTCGAGCGTCTCGATGACCGCACGGATGTGCGCATCCTGTTGCAGACACGCATCGTACAGGTCGATCAGACGCGCCCGGTCGTCGAGGATGGTTCCCAGCAGCATGTTCGAGCGCACCGAGCGGTAGCGGTTGTGCCGTTCGATTTCCCGTACGTATTCCTGAATTGTTTTTTTTGACGTGTGGAATATGCTTTCGAGCAACTCGTGGTTAAAAGTACCTTCTTCCTGCATTTTTTTCGGGTTTCAAAAAGAATAGTTCGAACCCGAAAAAATGGGTTATCCGCACCCTTCCGACCATACGAACAAATTACCTCCAATATGTTCGGTTTACCATACAAAATAGGCGGATGAATACTTATAGTTTTTTTGCTTGTTTTTGCGCTGTTTTGTTGTTTGTAAATCGCTATAAATGAATTACTAACAAGAAAATTTATCGGCAAATTTATAGCCAAAATCGAGCCGAAAAGTATATATTTTCCTTCAAAATTCAATATTTTGAGAAAATGAAAGCAATAGAAAATCATCAAGGGTTCAGACTTCGGTTCGGCGAGTTTCCGGATTTGCTGTTTACCGTTACCGACGCCCGAACTTATTTTGACATGACACATTTCCTGCAATCCATGAAACTGGAACCGGAAGAGAAGATTACTGAATTCACCGAAGGGTTCGCCCTTTGGATAGAGCATTTGGGTAAGATGTACGGCATACAGCCGGACGAACGCTTTGCCGTGGATGCCGCGTCGGGACACTTTCTGGCGGAAGAATCCTTTGCCTTGCCGTTCCTCTGCTGTGCCGACCCCGTATTCGGCGTGTACCTGCTGGAAAGCATGTCTCAGATGATGCTGGTCGGCATCGTGTGTTCCGACTCCTACATCCTCATGCAGGCGCAGCAGCGGTTTACCGCAGAAGAACTGAATCCCACCTCAAACCCTCATGAGCAATGAAAATGAAAGGCCCTTTTTTACCCTCGAAGCAGTTGCTGGTCTTCAACGGCGCGTATGTACTCATCGCCGTGGTGCGCTCGCTGCACAGCGCGGCGGATTTTTCAGGCATCAACCTCCAAAGCATATCGTTCTCCTGCACCGGGAAGTATGTAGCCACCGGAGGCTTCTATTTCCGACACGCGCACCCCGATGTGCAAATCGACCTGTCGGACCTCGACAACCTGACATTGCAGGAGTACGACCGCCTATGCGGTGTGGAGCGCCGCTATTTCACGGTGCGTGAGATGGCCCACAAGCGTCAGGCGTATGACCAGCGGCGCAAGGAGTTCCGGAAGTTCTGTAAACAACGTGATTTAGAAGAGAAAAAGAATGAAAAATAATACAAGATGAAAAGCAATGCGATACTATGTGAAGAGTACCCGGTCAGGGTGCTGTTCAACGATGACAAAACCTTGGCATGGGTGAACCTGCATGACCTCTGCAAAGTATTGGGGCGCGAGGAGATGCTGACCGACAAGGCGGCTATCCGCCAGTTGCCCTCCAGTATTCAGATTCCGTTCCGCAAGAAAGGACGCGAGATGTGGGCCATCAGCCCTTACGACGTCTATAAGCTGATCCGGCCTATGCGGCGCGAAAACTCCATCGCGGCAAAGAAGTGCGCCGCAGTGGAGACGTGGCTGAACGAACTGCTCGAAGACGCGGCCATACAGTCTGCCAGAGCGACGCAACCCGCGCAGCAGGAAGATGTGGTGTTCAGTTATCAAGACCATCCGATTTCTTTCCGTGCCGCGAACAACAAGATGATGATAAACGCCACACAGATGGCCCGCAGCTTCGGCGTGTTGCCGGCAGAGATACTGCGCAAGGCGGATTTTGTCCGCTATCGCCAGCATCTGGTTGAGAAGGGCATCTCGGAAAGTCTCGACAGTCAGATTTTCACCACGCGCGGCCGTAACAACGGAGCCACGTGGATTGATGAAGAGCTGGCGATGGAGTTCGCCCGCCAGTTGTCGCCGGAGTTCTCGCAATGGTGCAACACGAAAATCAACGAACTGATGACACGGGGGTATGCCACGCTGGAATCACGGTCCGAAAGCGGTATGGGCACTACCGAAAACCTTCCCGTGCCGCAAAGCCTCGACGAGGCTCAGCAGTTGATTGTCGCCCAACGCCACGAAATACACCTGCAACAGGAACGAATCGACGCCGATTCCTACAAGGTGGAGTTTTACGATAACCTGATAGAGGGACGGGATTTCTACTCGACGACATGGCTTGCGCAGGAACTGAACACGACGCCCCGGCAGTTGCACCAGTTCCTCGCGGAGAAAGGCATCTGCAAATTCTCTAAAAATCAGTGGGTGGCGTTCATGCCATACCGGAGCTGGCAAATAGACATGCCGTATTACTGGAACAACCTGCGCACCGGCAAGTGCCATGCCGCCGGGACACGGAAGCGGTGGAGCAAAATCGGCCGTGACCAGATTCTCGAACTATGGAACAGGGAGCCGCCTAAACGCCCTGAACTACCGTCAGGACGCCGCCGGGTGGAAAATCCGTACAGCCACCTGACGGAAGGCGCGGACTATTTTACACCCACGCAACTCGCCCGTGAAATCGGCATCTCTGCCAGCCGCATGAGTAAATTTCTGGAAGATAGCGGCATTTGCCGGTTCGTGAAAAAGCAATGGGCCGTCCTGCCGGAATACCGGGAGTGGCAAATCGACGTGCCGTACTATTGGACGAATCCCAAAACGCAAAAACGATGGGCGTTCGGTACCCGGAAACGGTGGACACTGCTCGGACGGGAGAAAATCATCGAATTGTGGAACAACGGCAATGCCGGAAAAGAAACGGAGGTAATAGAATGAGCAAGGAACTGATCGACAAGATTTCAAGAGCCACGGGACGCTATCCCGTGAGTTGCGACTGTCCCCGTTGCCGGAGACAATGCCTGACGCCCTGTCTGGGCACGCCGGAGGACATCTGGCGGCTGATAGAGGCCGGATACGAAGAAAGATTGCGGATTACATTTTGGGCTGTCGGTATGCTGGTCGGAGCCATCCCGTTCCCGATACTGATGGTGCAGGCGCATCAGACGGAGCACGGCTGCATATTCTGGAAAAACGGGCTGTGCGAACTGCATGGCCAAGGGCTCAAACCGACGGAGGGTTGCTTGTCGTATCATGTCCTTACGGAAGAGAACCTCAATTTCGAGAAATCGCTGACGTGGAACGTAGCCAAAGAATGGATCAACACGGAAAACATTTCTTTCATCGCCCGCATTCTGCAACGCATCGTAAAATGAAAGCCGTATGAAACACAAAGGGAAAAGCAACAGTACATTCCGGCATCCGAAACAGGTGCTACTGTTCGGACACACGCGCATACTGGTTGCCATCTTCAAGTCGATGCAGTCGTGCGCCGAAATCACCGGAACATCCGTCAAGACGGTTAGCCGGGCCTGCAAAGGCGAATATGCGCAGGCGGCGGGATTCTATTTCCGGCGGTTACATCCGGACGTGGAGATTGAAATGGCAGACCTCGACACGCTTCCTCTGGAGGAGTACGACCGGCTCTGCGGCGAGGTGCGCCGCTACCTACCCAAGGAGCAGGTAAAGGCTTTCAGGGAGAAGTTCGAGCAAACCTACAGGCATAGAAAAAGACTCGATGGAGGCTGACCGATAACTATTTCCGGTTCTATAAATACAGAAAAGTAAGATGCAGTAATATATTATATATACTATACTACTATCTTACTTTTCTTTTTATCTACTGAAAGAAAAACATAGCGAACCCCTTTAGGGGTGAGCATTAAAGGGTATAAATAAACACTGGAGCGTAGCGGAAGTGCTTTATTTATACCCTCCACCTTGCTTCTTCTTTAGAAGAAGATAGAGAATACCGATACAGAAATCCAAAAGAGTTATTTCTCGGCAACTTAAATCTATCTCTTGAATTTCAAGTAATTGATTCAATATAATCACAAATGGTTTCTATGTCATTTTGCAATTCGTCTGGAGTATCTACATAGCGATTCTCATGTTTTTCTCTAATATCGTAAGATACTGGTACGTCAAAACTTCCAGTTTGATTAAACTCATCCGCCAATAGTTTCCAATGTACCGTTATTTTCTCCGTTGGATAAACAGGTTTTACAAATATTGGTTTAGTCGCAATATTATTACTACCTACCAGCAAGTCTCTGCCTTTCAAAAGTACGTTTTTTTCTTCCTCATCGATGTAGGTTGATGATGGATGGGGAATTTCAACTCCAAACACACTATTCATCTTCTTATTATTGCTTCGGATTTCAGTTACGTCATTTCCGAAGTAAAATGTTATTTCAAAACATTTTAACGAAGGTATTCCGATATTTTCCAAATAAAACTGAATAGGATAGAAACTTTTATTTATCTCGCCTCGAACTATTTGAACAGAAGTGGCTTGAACTACATTGCGGTTAATATTTTGGAAATCTGCAATAGCAATTTGAAATGGCGACATCCCTAATAAAGGGTTGTTTGCCAATGATTTTGGTTGCTCCTTTAATTTGTATGAAATTCTTTTTTCTTCAAATGTAGGAGATAACATCTCTACATTTCCCTCGAAAAAATATCCGACTTCTACCTTATATTGAACTTTTTGTAATAATTCTAACTTTGCTTTTAGTAAATCATTTATCAACCAAATAGCAAAAGGAATATTTATGATAGCTAAAATTATGACTATAATCCAGTTATATTCACCTTGCGTCACCTCAATCCCCCATGAATGTTTTCCGGAAGTAACATTATATGTTATTTTGAGAGCACTGAACCCAACCAAAACTAATGTGTCCAGTGTTATGAAAGCCCTAAATGGTCTTGTTTTCCAATAGATTGAAAACAAAGATTTTATGAAGTCAAGAATTTTATCAATCATTGTTATATAATTCAATTTATCCCTTTAACGGATAACGGGACAGTTGTTCCTTCCGTTTCTCCTGTAACTGTAAGGCAAGTTCTCTTATACTCGCTTCATCCGTGGAATAATTACCGGATCTGGCCCGCTTTATATCTCTCCGTCGTCCCTTATCCGTTGTCCTACAAACCTTCCAGAACTCTTTCAGGTAATAATACACGCTCTCTTCAGAACGGGAAACAGGACCGACACCCAGTTCGTTCAAAAGATACCTCCGGAGTTCCTCCATCGGTTCCCGATACCGGGAATAGTTCCCGTTATTGAAATACTTCGCACCTTTGGTCTTGCCTTGCTCGATAGTCCTGCATACCTCCCAGAACTCGTCCAGGTAGTAGTAGCCTTTTCCTGCCGGAGCCAGATAATTGACCGGCTCGATCCGCTTGTAAAACCCGTTCCAAAGGACACCGGCCTTTTCCAGCTCTTTCGCCAGTTCCTCACGCTGTCCCACGTTGATAGGCTCCAACTGGTAATCTTCTGCCGGGCCGACAACCTCCCGCAGCGAATAACGCACCGGACCGTCTTCCAGTTTCATACAGTACATGACAATCCGTCCCTTGGCATCGATTTCCCGAAACACACCGTAACCGATTTTCTGACCCAATACGCTGATTTGGTACTGGACATTCTCTTTGGGTGTTTCGCGCGGTCTGAGTCTGTTGCGCCACCGGTTCCAGACCAGCCCTTCCCTGTAAAGAGCCCGTTGCAGGCGGAGAACCGTCTCCTTGTCGGCGATTTCCAACGAGGTATAGTCGAAACATCCGGAAGCAACGTCCAGTTCATCACCTCTGATCGAGACGTACAGGCACACGGATTGATTTACGCCCACTGTTTCGACAATCCCTGAAATCCCTTGCCCCACAAGGTTCACGACATCACCGCGTCGGGGCGTATCCGTCTCGAACCATTGTCGGAACTCTTCGTATGTTACAGGCAACCGTTTGTCGGGTGTCGCGTCGATAGAGACGACAAAGCGTCGCTGGGCACAAAACTGCGCTATGGCCAGTTCATGTGTCTCATTCTTCGGTCTGTAACATCGGAAGAAATCATGGATTGCCGACTTGCTTTTACTCATCCGGTATTTGCATCTATAAATTATATACAGGTTTACTTTAGGCAAAGATAAAGATTATCGGGGAAATGCGGGCTTAAATTATCAATTTTCTTTTTAGGGAAACCTAATAAAAGTTTCGACAAAAAATTCGATAATTCATTAGCGCACAAATTTCTATGCAAGACTGTATATGCGACCGTCTGCTTTAATGCCCCATTTTGGAATGTTTTAATAAACAAGATTCTCCGCATAACCGTGTCTGCCATAATATGAAATGACAATCGTCAAGAGGATCCGATAATGCAAAGCCGGCGGGTAAATGGATTCTTGCAAAGTCTGTCTATGACCGGACGGCTTCTCCCGCTACAAATCCTGTTCTGTTTTGAACGAATAATCCCCCGAAACTGTGCCAAACTTTGAACAAAAAAGTCAGAGCCAAAAACGGGACTTGAAAATCAGGCCGTAGGGCGCGTATCGAATCCGCACTGGGGGTAGTACCCACCCCGTTCTTTTCAAAAATTATTAGTGTATTGTTATTCAGTGTCTTAACTCCTTCACTTTGTAGAAAAGTGAAACTAAAAGTCTATAAATAGACCTTTGTTTCTTTCGGATTGAAAGCAAAATTTTTTTTCGCCCTTGTTTTTAGACGGTTATCAACTAACAAATAATTGACTATCAATATATATAGTTTTTCTTTCAGTCCATTTTTGAACGTTGAACCCTATATTTTTTTGAAAAAAAATTCCACTTTCTTGTAATGTATTGATTTTCAATCGAATAAAAATAGCCATCGCGCGCGGGCGTTCACTCTCATTTTAGAGCCGTTTTTCTCAATCGGACGAAAAAAAATTTTGCGGTTTGAAAAATTTGTTTTAGAGTTGAATTGAACCCGAAAGGGAAACAGCCCCGACAAACAGACGGGGAAAACAGAAACAAAAAATATACAGACTTTCAAAAACGGCACACACGCCGAAAGTCTGTAAATAGTAAAAACAAAAAAAAGTCAGTAAATAAGAAACAGACAGCGAAAACCGCAACAGCGAGAAACAAAGAGCCTTTTTTGTGGGAAACCTGTTTTCGTGGCTCGGACAAACGAAAATTCGCCTGTTCGCTTTGGAGCGATTAAAGAGGGTGTCAAACAACCACACCGCGCAGGACTACAAACCAATGTAGCAAGTCGGAACGGTCAAAATACGTGTATTTTGTCCGCATACGCAAAGCCCGTGATTTTGGGAGGGCGAGAGTCGTATGGAAAAGGGAGGCGATAAAATAATGCCATAAGTCTGCCCTTGCGCAGCCGGAGATAAAAATCGCTATGCGGTAAAAACAATCCGCACGGAGCTTGAGAAAAGGGCATTGCCGAGATTATGCCCACAATCACCAGCCGCCAACCGCCCGAATGTTAGCTGCCCCGTTGGAAAAGACGGGGGACGTGCCAAAGAAGCACCCGTCGGAAATTGGAGTATGTCGGGCTTGCCATGACAGCGGAAAACTGCTTTTGTGTGTGAACAATGCAAATATAGGGCTTTTTTCCGAAATAGCGAGTATAGGGCACGTTTTAGTGAGGTGCAAATTGAGATGAAATCTGCACGCTATCGGGTGAAAGGTAGCGTGCGATTTTTGGGCACGCACAGGTCGTGCCGTTTTGCCATCCGTAGAACGTGTGGTTCGATTCCGCAGTGCCCTCAATATGCACTATTGCATAGAAATTCACAAAAATTTATCATTATGGCAATCAGTAAGTTAAATGCAGAACAGTTTGCAAACATGGCAGTTAATGCCGCAGGTGTGATTTTCGAGTATGCCGGCAAGGACGGCAAGAACACGGCTATGCACTTTTTCGGTGCCGATTACGAAGCGACCGTGAAAACGCAGGACGAAATGTTCCGCGTGCTGCGCAACGTGGTGACTACGTTCTGGGAAGTGAAGACCAAAGAATCGCTGCTCCGCGAATCGAACGACGGTATCCGCTCGAAACTCCGTGCAGGAACTCCGCACCGGCTCATCATCCGCACCTCCGCAGGCGTTACGGTCAAAGTTTTCGACCTCGACGCAAGCGTATGGGCACGAATCGGGTTAATGCCGACCAAAAAGGACTTGGAACGCTCGGCACGTGACCGCAAAAAGTACATCCACAATGCCACCAAAGCACTCATGGAGGCACTGAATTTCCGTGTGGAACTGCCCAAAGACGCCGCACAGCCCGAAGAGGTGCAGACCGAACAGTCTGCCGAACAAGCTACCGCCGAAAGTGCGGCACCCGTAACCGTTGCCGAAACGGTGGCGGAACAACCTGCCCGCAGACGTGGCAGAAAACCGAGAAACGGAGCTGAAACCGTAGCGATTGCAGCGTAACGGCATAACGAACCCGATATAATCAGAGCCGGACAGCGTGCAGAAAATGTGCGCTGTCCTTTTCGTATCCGGTCATGTACAAACTCATCGCTTTCAATGAAGTGGCGGAAAATTTTTCTGCCCACTTTGCGCTCGGCATCTCCCCGTATTTCGACCGCTGCAAAAGCCATGAAACGGGGATGCTGTACTTCATCACGCACAAATTCGTGCGGTATTTATGCCTGAATTGCGGCTATGAACGCACAGAACCTCTGGAAAATTTCGTGTGCCGGAGGTATAGCCCGCAGGCTTGGAAATTCCTAAAAAAACTAATGCAGTAAAAATATGATAGACGTATATAACAATGCCGGAACCGAGAGTTACGGCTGCTTCAAACATCTCAAAGCTGCCAAACCCATGCTGAAACGACTGGGCGAAGCCGGTGTGCAAAGTGTAACAGTTAGCAGTTTTCGCGGGCGCAACCTCGTCCGAGTATATCGTGTGCTCATTGGTGAGGGCTGCCGTATCATCAAAATGCCGCAACTGACGCCGACCCCGACGCCGGCAGCTTAATGTAGTGAGAAATAATCGGTGCAGGCACGGGCGAGAACTCGTGCCTTTTTTGTGCCCGATTGCAAAATGTATAATCGAAATAATCAAAGTCATGAAAAAGATAATCGCCTTTGCCCGCAAACGGCAGGATGCCATTCTGAATACGGTATTCGTCGCAGGCTTGCTCGTGCTCGTCTGGGTCGGAATCCGTGTGTTGACGGCACCGTGCGCCCCTTGTTTCGGGTTCTGAACCCGATGACCGGTATGCGATAATTGAACGTGTACCGACAAAAAAATATGCCCGAATTCCGCCGGAACATTCGGATAGCATCTATTCTTTAACAAATTCCGATTTGCCTATGGAAACGAAAGAACTTACAACACATCAGCGCGGAATCATCCTGCGCGGAATATCCGGCGGTGCTGCATTGAAAGGCAAATCACCGCATATCTCGGAAAACAATACCGTCATAACCTGTGCAGGCAAACTGAACGTCTGGGACATCTGCTGCATCAGTTCCGATGCCGAGGCTTTCGGGCTGAAAGTGCAATGCGGCTATGACGGTCAGACAATAATAACTTTTACACATAAGAAATAAATGGCTGAAATTATTAAAACCGATGGGACGCGCCAACCGGTGCAACCTGCCAATGGAACCGACTTTAAGCTGGAGGAAATGCAGGCAATAGTCGGAGGAGACATCGAACTCGTGTTTCTGAATGACACGGAAATCATGGTCGTGAATGAGGAAGGAAAGGTGCATGGTCTTAAACACAACCCAACGGCTACACGCATTTTCAAAGAGAATCATCCGAGCTTGTCCGACTACATTGTCGGGGATGTACTCGTATGCAAGGAGGAACAAATAAAATGAGTAATAATATGGCAGAAAAGATTCTGCAAATGTTTTTCGACATCGAGCGATGGACGAAAGCAATCGAGAAAGGTGTGGGCAAAGACATCCGGAAAGACCAGCTCATCCGGCTGACCGACGAACATACCCGGCTGGCAATGGCTGAAGCCATGATGCTGGGAAAGTATGAAATCTCTCCGCCCCATACGGCTCAAATCCCCAAAGACAACGGCGAGTTCCGCACAGTGTATGTAAACGAGCCGATGGACCGTGTGATACTCAGTATCGCCAACGACCTCCTGTTTGACTTGATGCCTGAAATGCTCCACGAGACCTGCAAGTCCTACCAGACAGGAATAGGTTGCGGCCGAGTGGTTACCGAGGTCAGTCATCAGATCGTGAACGCTGCAAAGAACGGAGTTTTGGGCTGGAAATCCGACCTCTCCAAATATTTCGACAGCGTACCGATTCAATTCATCGATGAGGCATTCGATAAGGTAGAAGCCAAGTACGGCCATTCCGCTTTAATCGACGTGCTGCGGAAATACTATCATTCCGACCTGTATTTCGACGAGGATAACTGCCTCAAAAGGAAATACCAATCGCTCAAACAAGGGTGTGCCGTCGCAAGCTGGCTGGCAGATGTGCTCCTGTATGACCTCGATGAAGAACTCTCGCAGATGAATGGCTACTATGTACGCTATTCTGACGATATGCTTTTCATCGGCGCCGACTACGAAAAGGCGATGAAATTGCTCCGGAAGCGACTGTCTGAGAAATCCATGCAGCTCAATCCGAAAAAGGTGGAATATTTGACCGCTGACCACTGGTTCAAATTCCTCGGGTTCAGCATTAAGGGCAAAATGATTTCTCTCTCGTCCAGCCGTATCAAAACCTTCCAAAAGGAAATCGAACGACGAACGATTCGCAACCGGAATACGACGCTGACAAAGGCAGTCAATTCCGTGAACCGCTATTTGTACAAGGGCAACGGCGAGTTCAGTTGGGCGACACAGATTCTTCCCGTATGTAACGTGCGGAAAGACCTTGACGAACTGAATATGTTTGCCATGGATTGTTTGCGGGCAGTCGCAACCGGTAAACGCAAAGTCGGAGGTCTGGGATATGTCAGAAACAAGTCTGACGGATGTATTGTCCGGGGGCGTGGGCGTAATGTGAAAGCGAACCGTTCCAAAACCGGAGGCAACATCCCCGGCTATCTGACGATTGGTTGCATGAGGAATGCCCTGCTGACAAGTCGGGCTGTGTACAACACGCTGGTAGCATCATTATAGGATATACCGAACACACGGTAAATGGATGAAGAGGCAAAATTCAATGTTACAGGATGGCAGACCAGAACGCATAGATCTTCGCCGGTCTAACAACCGGCGAGGATCGGTGAGTTCTGGTTCCTCCTGTAATATATCGAAGTCGTAAAGAAATGTGTCGCCTGCCTGACATCCGATGAACTGAAACACATCAGCAGAAGTTCGAGGAATGGATTTGAGATTCCCGCGTGTAACCCAGCTCTATCGAGAGTCTTGAAGGTGATCGGACCATCACCTTCAGACTCCTCAAGAGCTGGGCTCTCGCGGGCAACATCATGCAAGTAAAGAAATGTGTCTGTCATTATGAGAACTTCCCCTTTAGCACGAAAGCGCGGTGATTCAAGGAATATGATTCAACATGCCGAGTTTCGATACAGCCCGTCCGGCGCCGTCGTATCCCTAACGTCATACGACGGCGACCATCCGGCTTCCGAAACTGGCGTACATCAAAACAATAAAGCAATGTGCCGATATTCAGAGAATCATGAGAAGCTGAGTACACAGCTACAAAAGTCGAGATCGGAATTTCAGTTGTGCAGCTCTTGAACTTGCGGCCAGAGCTTCCCTCCATCCGAGTGGATGGAGGAGAATCCCAGGCCAGCAGAACAGAGCAGCGAACATCAGGAAAATAAAGGAATGTACCGTCCGAATGAGATTTTTTCAGCACGGAAAACTGCGGTTCAGGGGACAAGAATCAGCGTGCCGCAAGCAATGAAGTCCCGGCAATGACGTCGTTATTCACTATCAGGAACACGACGTCGCTGCCCGGACTTCAAATCGCGGCGCACATCGACCTATTAGAGCAACGTGCCGCAATCCTAAGAACGGCAAAACTTAGCACAAAGTGAAAAGGTCAAGGTCAGGAGTTTAATGGTGCAGCTAATAACATCAAGGACCGTAGTCCAAGGCATCTGATTAGATGCCTGTGGACAAGGTCCGTAGCTGAATAGCTGCTCATATCGAACTGATAAAGCAATGTGCCGGCCTGATTGAGACTTACGGGCAACGCAGCTCGATTTTGCACGAGGAATCGAATTTAACATACAGTATTCTACCTGGATCCTGACCAGGCGATTACCTGGTTCTGGATCCAGGACCTACTGTATTTATCAGAGCTATAAAGCCATGCGTCAGCGATTCGAGTGCATTTAATGACAAACAATTTAACCAGATAAAAAATGAACGTAAAAGACATTGAAATCGGAAACTGGTATCATATATCGGGAGATATAGATAACGGAACCAAGGACGGGCGGCCATATACCTCCCACGATGAAGTTACACGGAGAATCAAGCGGGTAACGGACACCCACATCATTTGCGAGTGCGACAGGAAATTCCTGATTAACGACAACCTGAAGCTGAGCATTCCCGCCTTCAGGAGAACGGACATAACCAATTCGTAGAAGCTATGGACAATATCTATCAGGAAACAGTCAGTGCCGTAGAAAACGGGGCGCGTTTCAAGGTTGATTTCCAAATGCGGAGCCTCAAAGTGGACGGCAAGTACGTCATCCGGAACAGCTCATATGAAGGCGTTCTCGGAGTGCCGCATTGCAGTGAAGAGGAGTTCTTCTCGAAAGTGGAAGAGCTGTACCGTCGTTACAAGCACTCGATTCCGTCGGAACGCAGCGAGAGTACATCGCGCCGCTATTTCATGGCATTACCGGAAAGAGAATTGAGTGATGACGACATGCTCTATGGAGAGCGGCGCGACAAATCACAAATCGAGCTGGAACTATTCATCCTCAGCCAACTGCTCGGCGGCTTCAAATGGAATCCCGAGAAGTTCGGCCGGTGGTTCTGGCAGAGCAAAGAAGACAAGGACCTGGTAATACTCAGACAATGGGTAGAGCCGAATAATAATCAATCAACTATTTAATCATGAAGAAAAAACAAGAGACGAATGTTACGTGCCCGACATGCGGGACGGAACTTGCCATCGCAGGCAAAAAAGTTACCATCGCAGAAAACCCTGCGGCATCAATCAAACAGGCACAACTGCCCAAGACGGCGCACGAACGCATCGAGGCACTCCGCAGTGTCGGCGTGGACGTGAGCTGTCTGTTTGCCATGCAGGGAGCCAACGGCGGTGATTATGTCGCCTCGAACAAGAACGGCAAACTGTCGATTCTGGACGACAACGACCCGATTTTCGATTACATCCTCGAAAAGGGAACCGTACCCAACCGCCGTCTGTTCCGCCGCTGGGTTATGGCTCAGATGTTCCACATGCTCTCCTACAAGGACTACGGCGCTTGGAATCCGGTCGGCGTGACGGAGATGATCCACCGTCTGGGCTATGAGTACCAGTGGAAGATGCTGCTCGACGAACTGCGTGCCCAACAGAAGATGGAGCGAAACGACCCCGAGAACTTCGCGGACAGGAACCGCTGGTTCAACGTCAAGGTCGCTACGGCTATGGCGGAAGATTACATCGAACAACTGAAAGCGCATGTCGAGGGCCTGCCTGTCAAGAGATGCAAGGGCATTCCTTACAAGCGTTTCGGCAGCCACAACATCTTCGTGCAGGACCTGAACTCCAAACTCTACAGCCCGCTGCGGCTTGCGGCCTACCATATCGAAGCGGCTAAAAATGCCACCCAGCTTTACAATGCCGTGACGAAGTTCAACGACAAGCGGTTCAAGATGAAGCACGCCACGCCCCAAAGCAAGGCGTGGGTGGATGCCTACAAAGGTGCCGGCGCGTTCTACACCATGCAAAACCTCATCCGCTTTCACAACTGTACGGCCATCGACGACAGCGGGCGACGGCTGGACAAATACCAGTCGCTCGCATTCCTCTCGGCCAAGGCCGAAGAGTATAAGAACGGCAATGGTTGGCGCCTGCTTGCCGTATTGAAAAAGATGCTCGACGACAACGGCATCGACATCAAAAAGAAGATGGCCCAGTGGCGTAGGAAGTAAGCCGTCATCGCCTGGCAGGCTTGATGTGATGGACCGAAAACTTTCAGTTCGTCTTCCTTGACAGGATCCTGAGGCGCTGGCTACACGCCGTGCTTCAGGATCCTTCCGGACGACCATACATCGAACGGATAAAGTCATGCCCCACATCGGTAGTCGCATCGTTATGTATCCTCTAAAAATGTAACGACAATGAATAAGAAACAACTCAGACGCAGGGCGTACCTGCTGTACAAACTGCGAAAGAAAGGCATCCGGTGCCTGACACGCCAGTTCACAATCTTCTATCCATACGGGAAAGACCCTGTAACAATGGCGGAAATTGTTCACCTCCGAAAAGAATTCCACTTCTCGGTACAATTTGAAATCGCATGAGGCGGCTTCTTAACCCGGACATTCAATGCACCGATCCCGACCAACTGCAATTCTGCTTGAAAATATCAGATACGGTATTCTGGTATTGCGAGCCGAATACCTGCCACCCGGATTTACTGCCGTGTGCTGAAACTGAGTCCAGCCGGATACACCAACGGTATCTCGGATACCCGACGGAGTTTCTGCGTGATGCACACAATGTGTCCGAGGTCCGGAAATTCGCAACGGACAACATGCTTTGGCGGGAAGGCGAAATCGACGTGACGGATTTCAGCCGGTCGGAGCAAGAAGAATTACTGAAAGATTACGGTTACAAGTGGGATGATTTCTCCGCAGACATCGACCGTAACCAGATCATTTGTGAGAACCATTTCGAGCAATACCTGCTCGACTATCGAAACGACATTTGAATGAACAATCAAAATCATAAATCATCATGCAATACGAAACGACAGATCGGCGCACGAGGGCCGTAAAATACCTCCAACAATACACCCGCGCCATGCGGGATGTGATAGAGCGTTTTGTCGAACTGTTCTGGGATCAGGAGGTGACGGACGAAGAGAACCTTATAGCTTTCGAGAATTACGAAAGCGAGTTGGAAACTGCTTATACATACTGATATGAACAGATACGAACAAATAACCTATAAAGGACACCACATCAATATCTACTACGATGACTGCCCCGAAAGTCCGCGCGAGTGGAGCAACCTCGGCACGTTCTACACGGCACACCGGCGTTACCGTCCCGAAAAGGAGTTCGACGAACATTTCGACTTCGACGAAGTATGCGACGGCCGTCCCGGAAACATTCGGAAATCATTCCTGCAAAAACATGTCGCTTTGAACCTTTTCCTCTATGACCATAGTGGTCTCAGCATTTCATCCGGCCCCTTCTCGTGCCGATGGGACAGCGGATGGTTCGGGATTGTGGCGGTCAGTGTTGAACAGGTAAAAAAGGAATACGGCTGGAAAGTGCTCACGCAATCCCGCCGCAAGAAAATCGAGGAATACCTCCAAAATGAAATCGACACGTACAATGAATACCTGCATGGTGAAGTGTACGGATTTCAGGTTACGCCGGAAGATGACGACACGGAAATTCTGGACAGTTGCTGGGGATTCTTCGGTGATGACGGGCTCGACCAGCTCAAGAGCGAATGCCAGGCTTACATCGATGATAGAATTGCCGAGGACAACCGGCAAAAACAAGCCGAATATCTCTGCACATTCGGTCTGGAGCTCCCATTCCCGGAATTTGCATTATCAACAAACTAACACATACCGCAATGGCTGATAAACTGAAATATAACGCAACAAAAATCATAAACGGCTACAAAATAGACGTTAAGGTGCGGCTCGACGATGACTGCCGCAACGGACATGCCGACTTCGGCATTACAGCAACCATCTACGAAAAGGACAAATACGGTGTCTGGAAATGGTGCATGGCAGGGTGTTGCCATGAACAAATTGCAGTGGCCTTTCCCGAACTGTGTCCGTTCATCGCCTTACACCTGTGCGACGCCAAAGGAGCACCGATGTATGCGCAAGGCAACGGATTCTACCACTTGCGAAATAGCTCCAAGGAGGTTACAATGAGCGAACTCCGTATTACCCAACAAGAGTACGACCGATTCCTTCGTGAAGCGGAAGACCAACTTTACTTCACCTACCTGCTTCAGACGATGGGAATACCCGCTCGTTGGGAGGAGGAAGCCCGCGCCGCAATCAAACAACTCGAAGAACTGACCGAAGAACAATTTGAGGACACCTCCGTTCGCTATCAATTCACCCCTCTCACAGAGGAAGAATTCCAGCTTGTGGAAACCCGAATTGCCGAAGGGTATTATCTGCCCGCCAACATTAAAAAACGCAGACACGAAGCCCTGCTTGCCGCCAAACGGAAGAAAATAGAAGACCTTAAAACCCATGCGGCAAATGAAAAGGCGAAAATCGATCAGGAACTCGCCGTCAAACTCCACGTGCTTCGCTGTGGAATGCCACTCGACAACTTCATCTACTACGACCATCGAAACACGGGCGTATTCAACTGGCGGGACTATGCTTCCAAGAACGACATCGTTACCCAGGAACAATTTGACCGCTTCCTGAAAAAAGTGGACTATTCCAAACTGCCTTCCGGCATCGAATTCCAACTCAAATCCGCGTGACATGATACAGGTACAATACATTCAGGAATGCGTATGCGGAGCGATGACCGTAACATTCGAGAACGGCGCAAGTAACAGTATGAGCCGCGAGGTTTTCAACCGTATAGGATTTACGGGAGAACGTTTGCCGCAGGTCTTCTGTAATTGCAATCATTGCGTCAACCATTGGGGCATCGATCTCTGCAAATGCGGCTCAGGGCAGCCCGTCGGCAAATGTGACTGCGGAAGCGATGAGGCCAGCGAGGAATTCGGCATAAAAAGACCTTTTATCGGATGGGTATTTTAGCAGACCAAATCAACGCACTCGACCGTTTGGAAGAACAGTATAAACGGGAGAAAGAACGTATTGAACAGGCCATTGCCGATACCGTGCGCAGCGTAGGGCAAAATCCGGCTGTCAGGCCAATCGGGAAAAACATGTTCACGATTCCCATGTCCGAACTGATAAACGCCCCTTGGTCTCCGGAATTTCACGACTGGACGATTCAAGCGGAACGCCTGTTGGCCGTACTGAACAAAAAACCGGTCAAAGATTGGCTGACATTCATAAGGGAACTGCTCGACAAGAACTCCGGTAACGGGTGGTCCGGTGTCACAGTCTGCAAACAGGTACTGAGCAAAAAATTCCTCCGGAAGGTTCTCGAACGACTATAAAAATTAACACGAGAGAGAAGGTTATCGCCTTCTCTTTTTCATTTTCAACTATTCTTCAACAGATAAAACAGAAACATCATGAGATACGTCGTAGATGCCCCGATGGTCGCCCATCTATGGGCACATCAAAGTCAGGATAGCGCACGGAATGGGCGCAACTTCTACTTCGAGGGCAAAGATATTTATTCCTATGGGTCACATTTCCGATGTGCCTCGGTAGAAGCAAATCAACAAGGGCAAAAAGCCTATCTGGTAACAACCCGGACCTATTCCAACACCACCTGCAAACACATGGGCATGGTGCGGAAAGCGATTCCCTACGGAGAACTGATTTTCTACACGCCCCGGTCGGTTTCCCTACACAACGACAGGCTGTCGGAATACAGCTATTACGAATCGGCATATTACATTGTCGATCAAGTAGAAAAAATCAGTGATTACATCAATGCACAGCAGAAATCCCGCACTCAGAATTATACGGAACATGTCAAAGAATGCCTGCTCAACATCGGTCGCTGGATTGAATTCTGGGGACTTGACAAACGGCAAAAGTCCGCAACCGGTCGCTGGCTCATGCCGGTACTGGCCAAATTGAGCAGTACCGCAAAAAAAGACATTACGAAATTCTGGACCGTAACAGGCGAACGACCTCGTTATTCCAGTGAACTACCGAGAGAAAACAAGTCCGAATATCAGGAGTTGTTCCTCGATATTCTTGCACGCGGTCTGCTTCAAACCACATCAGCCGCAGAATACAAAACCCGGCTCTCTCAACTCTTTATTGACCGTACCGACGACCCGCTGCTGTGGGAGCATTTTGCCGAACGTAAAGAACGGCAGGACGCAATCAATCGTCGAAATGAAGAACTACGGGAGCAGCGGTATGCCGAACGTCGTGAGAGATGGTTGCGTGAGGAAGAGGAGCGGCACCGTATAGCCAACATGTCTTTTGAGGAGAAAAAAGAGCTATGGTATTCGGGCGAAATTTCAAATAGATGGTTCACCGTTCCTTACGGCCTTGACTTCAATGCGTTGCTCCGGGTACACAACGGGTGCATCGAGACCTCAATGGGCATTCAGGTCAAAGCCAAGGAAGCTGTCCGCCTTTGGAAACTGGTTGAACTGTTCCACAAAAACGAAGCCGACTTCCGACATGACCTTGTCCATGATGCCAACAACCATAATTGGAGTATCAATTCATACAAGAACGACATTCTGACGGCCGGTTGTCATCGCATCAGATACGAAGAAATGCGGAATGCCGCAATGAAACTGGGCATTGCAGCCGATGGAACAGAAAACAATCCGCCAACTCAAAAAAGGAGAGCTCTTCCGCCTCTCAGACCGCGAAACCGCTCCGGTCTGGGTACGTGGAGAATATATCCGTGAAGTGAAGAAATACATTACCTACAAATACGATGATGTAAATCACGAGCTGTTACTCTCCGGCGACAAGCGTGTCATCGTCGATTTCATTTTTTGACCGACAATAAAAATCTATACAATATGAGCAGAAGTTTACACACCGGAAAAATCTACCGCATCGAATACATGAATTGCAACCACGGAATGTTCGGCGGTGACGGACAAGAAGCATTTTACAACATCCTATCAATGTTCGATATCGCCAATTCGGCAGAAGACGAGTTCGATGACGATTACGAAGTTCAACGCATTGAATTGGAACGCTTGCGAACGATCATTGGTGAGGAAAATGAAACATATCAGGCACATGCCGAGGAATTTCACGAGGAGTTGAACCGAGCACGAACAAGCAAAGAAGACTTTATAAATATGCTCGACCTCCTGATCAAAGAAAGCGATCCGAGCAATGATTGGGTTCTCATCTCTTGGTTCTAAAACATCTGAAAATATGAAACGAACAAATGAAAACATCGTCTCCAGCTTCTTCTACTACATGTGGAACCGCTGGAGCAAAGCGGAATGCAAAACCGTATTCGGTGGCATGGCCGGGCATTTCTGGGCAAAATGGTGCGGTCTGAGCAGTGCCACGTTGTCAGGTGCCGCCGAACGCTTCTATGCTGAACTGGGCAACAACGCCCGTGACAAAATCGTGGAACGGGCGTGCGAACTCTATGACGGACAAAGGTTCGTTACCGAAAGGGAGGAGGAAGATGAAAGTCAAATCAATGTATGCGAATGTTGCGGCTCCCGTGATATTCAGGTACGGGCATGGGTCGATGGCAATACGAATGAATACATCTCGGACATTGATGATTCCGATGACGATTTTTGGTGTGACTCGTGTGAAGAGGCTCACTATTTCGTCTCAATGAAAGAGTACAAAGAACGAATGTACCAATGGTGGAAACACCTTGATCTGGAAGAAAACAAACGGCTGTCCGGCGATGCCGAGGACCTCGACGCCTGGTGGAACTCCTTGTCTTTCGACCAGCAGCGGGAGCTGTACAAGAAAAACTATTGGGACGAAGAGTAGGAGGAACCAAAATGATGAAAGAATTGCATACTCTCGACCACTCTGTCGCCATTACCGATGACGAAGAGGAAATCGTTGAGGTTTGGACGACACCCCAAACCAACCCGAAAACTTTCCGAGAAAGGGTAAAAAGCCTGATGATTTCCGGTTTGTCGCAATCAGAGGCCGAACAAATTGCCTCCACCGAACCGATGAAACTGGAACTCTTCTATGATGTGGAACTCGGCAGCTTTGCCATTGACGCCGAAGCTGTCGGCAACACACCGTTATATCATCCCTTTACGGGCAATGAAATACCCGATGAAACGACTTAGTAAACACAATTTATTCACCCGAGGCGGAGAGCGAAAGTTCTTCGCCTTTTTAATTTTTCAGACATGAAATACAAGAAAGCAACTCTCCAAAAACGGCTGGAGCGTCTTGAAGAAAGCCGCAGCAAAGAGAACGCCCGACTCACACGGGTCGCCAACAACATCGGTTGGGGTGCCGGAATGCGCCGCACCAAATGTACCCCTTCGTTCGCAAAGCTGGACAGCATCGACGAGAAAATCCGCAATGTAAAACGCCTTCTGGCAGAATGTGAAGATTAAGATTATGGCAAAAGGATACAACGCCCCGGCAGAAGTCCGGGAACTGGAAAAACAAATCAACGACTTCACGTATCGGAACGGACTGGACGTGAAGACCGTCTTTCAGGACCTGTTGCGCTACATCGTACACGGGTTCTCGCTCCCTGACACGCCTCCGCTCTCCGATTGGAGGTATAATAAAGAACAGACCAAAGTATTCTACGACATGTTCGCCACATGGATTCAAATCATGTCACAGCAAATCAAACGGCACGGCTGGTACGATGCTTTCGGTGACCTGTTCATGGCTCTGACTTCCCAGAGCGGCCAGCAACAGAAAGGCCAGTTCTTCACGCCTGCGCACATTACCGACCTGATGTCGAAAATAACAATGGGCAAGCAAGAATCGGATGCCAAAATCCTATCGGTGTGCGACCCTACGGCAGGCAGTGGCCGGACGCTGTTGGCGGCCAAGGCCGACCGACCGCAAAGCTATCTGGTCGCATGGGACATCGACTACACCTGCTGCCTGATGTGCGTGTGCAACTTTCTGATAAATGGCTGTGTGGGCGAGGTGGTCTGCATCGACTCACTCCGGATGGATAACTTCCGGGGAGCCTGGATTGTCAACGAAGCCCTATGCAGAACGGGACTTCCCACGGTTCGCAAACTCGACGAAAAAGAGTACAACCTTTTCAAGCAGGCCGACATTCCGCCTTACGTCTTCTTCATCAACCAGAAAGGCTACGACGACTATTTCCGGATGCGGGAAACGTGGGCGAAAGTCATGTCCCTCTTTCAGGAATCCCCGACACCCCAAACAGGCATGTGATGTCGCATTATTAACATAAATTCTATATGCCTATGTCAGTCAAAGGTCAAATCACTACCGCCGAACCTTTGGAATTCAAGGATTTCCTCCGCCTGCTCTCCAGCCTTCATGAAGACGGCAATTATCTTTGGGAACTTTACTGCTGCATCTCTTTCTGTACGGCCTGCCGTGTGTCCGATGTCCTGTCAATGACATGGAAAGACGTGCTCGATAGAGATGCACTTTACAAAATCGAACAGAAAACCGGCAAGACGCGCCAGATTCCGTTCAACGAAAACGTACAGCGGCGAATCACGTCGCTATATAAACTGCTCGGTTCACCGGACAAACGGTTGCCGGTCATCTGCAACCCAAAAACGAAGAAACCCTATACCACCCAATACATCAACGACACCCTCAAATACCTGCGGGTAAAATACCGGCTGCCAATCAAGCGATTCTCCAGCCATACCTTCCGCAAGACTTTCGGCCGCTACGTTTACGAATCGATGGGACGTACCACCGAAGCGCTCATACTGCTGTCGATGATTTTGAAACACTCGTCACCGCAAGTGACAATGGTCTATCTGGGAATCCGGCAGGAAGAGATTGCCGGAGTTTACGGAACCATTCAACTCAATTATTGATACATCATTCGCCATAATGATAACCGGAGCTGTCCTGACGTGAGTCCCGGCAGCTCCACTTTTTTTTTGAAAAATCAATGGACGGGCAACGCCCGCCTCTCCAACATATTAGCTAATCTTAATAAAACCCGTTTATGGACAACATCAGCAATATCATGGCCGCCATTGTGGCCATTATGAAAAACAATGGTCTGACGGAACTCTCGTTGGGCGATTATGCAGAACAGGAGGATCCGACCTTCATTATTTGGTTCGATAACGACGGAACTCCTTACGACGACCCGGCCATCAAAGTCATCGTGGAGAACTCCGAAATCTCGGTCGAAGTGGAGGCCCGTGACTTCTCCAACAACGTAACCCTTCAGGATTACGAAATAGACCGTCTGGAATGGTGGCAAGGTCTCCATGCCGGTGTGTTGAGGATTCTCGAAACGGATGGCAAACGCCGTTGTCCGGCCTGCGGAAAACCGCTTCGTGCCCGGCAGAAATACTGCTCCGAGACCTGCCGGAAATTCGCAATGCCCCAGCCGACACCGCAAAAGGTAGTCGAACTGGCAAACAAACGCATTCAGAAACTTATCGCCTGCATCGCACAGGGAAACCGGAAACTCAAACGATCATTAACAGAAGAATATTTTATTAAACTCTGACGATTATGAACTTACACCAGTATTACAAAGAAAACAAAGACGAAATCAATTCGTCTATCATGGAAATTGCCAGCGACTTGGCTATTGCCCGATTAGTTGACAAACACAAACTGCCTTTCGATGCCTATGTCGAACCGGAGGACCCTGACGATCCTGACAGCGGAACCTGTTACAAGGAAGAGTATCAGGACGAATACAACCGGTTCTACGACGAAGAATACAACCGCCTTGCCCAACTGATGAAATTCGACATCACTTCTCCCGATGGCATCGCCAGGAACGGCAACGAATCTCGGGTAACCGAAGTCAAGACGGTTTACGCCACGGTTCGCTACGACATCGAGAATCGAAACGGTGGCGAGGTGTCCGAGGAGGATATCGACGACATCCTCGACCAGCTCTGCCGAGACACGAAAACCGTGGGCGACTTCATTGTGAACTCAGAAATATGCAGCCGCAATGACGAAAGTGGTTTTTAGAAAATGGAAGAACGGCGACATCATCGCACTCTTTCCGGATGATGTGGACCCACATGACGGCACTGTAACATCCTACATGCACATCGAACAGCATGGGGCCGCAGACTATGCCGGTGTCATTGCCGACACGTCTCTTGCGCAAGAGGACGAATACAAAGATTTGCTCAATGAACTGAAAGCCATCGGTTATACCGATCTGCGTGTTGTTCAGCGAGCACGACCCAAATTCACTAACAAAAACATATAATGGAAAATAAGACTTACGAAATCGAAATAGACGGACGAATCATTCCCGTCACGACAAAAGAAGTGCTGGACTTTTATCCGAAAGAATATCGTCTTACCGAAGACGACATCCGGCAATATGCTGCCGCTTACACTGCCCGAATTAAATGTTACAGAGAGTATGACGGTCTGCTTGATGCCACTCTCGTTCGCAGGCTTCTGGACGAAGAACGCCTGATGAAAAACGGAGAGTCGGACGGCTTCCGTCTGCAACTTGATTGCAGATGGTATGTGGAACTTCGCAAAGAAGACGGACCGCGAGTTGCCCCGTTCAAATATGCCATAGAGGCTTATTGCTTGGACAATATCCAATCTTTCTCACGTCGGTACGTCAGCATGGAAAAGGCACTGCTGCATTGCCTGAACGGATTCAATGAAAATACCGCCATACCGGACCGCTACACATCCATCCAAGATTATCTTTCCAAACATCCCGAACAATGATAAAAGCAACTATCATATTTGGCGGCGATGCCACCAGATACTACAATGAGACCAGCCAACTTCCGTCTTCCGAATGGCTGATGGACAACGGTGGTGTAGTCAAGAATATAGAATTTTCTACCAAGGCGGAATACGACGCTTACGTGCAAGGCGTATCGGACGCCCACCTATGGGATGATTACCATATCCTCCCAAATGCGGACGAAGAGCCCCAACCGGAAGTAACGATCTGGATGCGCTTAGGCGTGACCGTACATGGAAACAAGGATGATATCGAGAACATCATCCAGGGAGATAGTACAACCTTGAACCGACTACTTAAACGGCGCAGTTTCGACATCGATGGAGAAGCGTATATCCCTGCATCCGTAATCGAAGAGTACAACAAGGAAAATCAAACCGACTTCGACGAAGAGGATATTGATTTTCCGACTACTTACATATCACAATAAATTATGACACCGCAAGAACAAGAACGGAACTTATCGCAGAATATCATAGATTCTCTCTGCCACATATCCGAACGCCCCGACGGGTGGTTGCCTCACATCGTGTTTGTGGAAGAAGAAGGTGAAGACGGCTATCCCTGCTATGTCAGGTACAACCTGCTCGACTATCACGCGGACGGTACTTGTACGCTCCAGCGCCCGAATACGGATGTTCAGGAAACAGACCGCGAGCTTCGTGAAATCAACGTAGATTGGCTTATAACTATCTGGAATTGGTACAAGGAACTTTGTGCAGAACAAAACCTATCTTCTAAAGAGTACTCTCGTCCTCCTTTCCGAGGCGGTGATTTTGTTCGCCTGACCGACGATGCCATCGCAGAAATCCGCAGAATATTCGGAGATATTCCGGCTGACTATCGGAGAAATATGCTGCTTCAGGTAAAATACATGCGGCAGAATAGCGCGAACAGTTCATGGCACATCGGCGTACAGGACATCCACGAAGACGATGTGCTGGAATTTGACAGTAATTTTCTTCGTTCGGCAACGGTGGACGACATTAGCTCCCTTTCCAACAAAGAACGGTTCTATGCTTTCGTTTGGAGTTGCAATCATCTGAACCGCAGTGTTTCGGATGCAGAACTGCTCGACGCCTGGCGAAACGGTCCTTCCCGCAGTGCCATTGACGAAGAAGACGAAACCGAATACGAGGTCGAACGCCTGACGCTGGACGAATTGGCAGAGCGCATCAACGATGAATGCTTTAACGATACCGAAGATTATGTCCGATTCATACAAATAACCGATTAACATAGAAAATACCATGTTCATATCGAAATCATTAGCGAAGAAACTCCGTCATCCCGCTTCTGTATTGTTGCGCGACGGAGTAGACAAAGACGGCATCCCGAAAATCGTGGTGCGTCAAGTAAAATCAGCATGGGGCAAATTCGAGCCGACCGGTCGTCAAGGCGGAGTCTGTTTCTCCGCCTTATCCGACGGTACTACCCAAACCATCTATGCAGGCCTGTTAGGCTACCACACCGGAACAGAGGCCAGCATCCAGCCTTTGATACTCAACGACTATTTCTGGCGGTCGAAAATGCCGTACAATGACTGGCCGGACTTCCTTCGGCAGGCGGCGGAAAAATTGCTTGCTTCCCGAGCAGACACCGATCCTCGTATCACAGCCTCAAAGCTCACAACCACGAACTATTGGTTCTGTGACAAATGGTACGGAAACCGGCTCTCTTTCGTCCGCTTGCGGGACGCGAAGAAAGCCGCACGCGAGCAAATCGGAGAAAGCGTAACCATATTCTCCAACAAGACTGGAAACATTGTCTGTTTCGCCTCGGCATCAGGGTATTGTCCGCCCTGATTGCCTTATGAAAGAACTAAATACATTCAGTATCCCGAGAGATTTCCGGAAAGTTATCATCTACTGTTCCGGGGATATTTCCGTGAATACTGTATTCTTTGGCTGAGATAGTGGATTCCGTATCGTTTTCATGGTCTTCTTTACGGAACAAAATGGGAATAGCCTCAGATTGATAGGATTCCTGCTCATTGCTAACCGCATATCTTACTTCATACGCCTCATCGAAAGGAGTTACCAAAAAGAGGCGGAGAGATGCTGAATATAAGTACAAAGGATGTCGCACCATTTCGCCAGGTAATATAGGTTTGGTTTCACCTTGCCTTATAGCGATATAATCCCCTTTAGGCTTTATGGTTATATCGGAATGATGCTGGTCTGTATGTACAATTATACGGTAAATCTCAATGGGATAAGACAAATTCTTGACCAATATCTTCATACCCCACATCACATCATGTTTCAATGTAATTTGGATTTTGGGATATATGGTGTTCCCGGCCTGAATACGTGCCATTTCATATTGGCGCGTAAATGTAGCTGCCATTTGGGATAGACTGTCAATCTGTTTTTGAGTCCCTTTTTGACTTCTAATCACATAAATAAAGGTTCCTGCGGTTGCCAAAGCACCGAGGGCTGTAATACAATTGATAATTATTTCAAAATTAGACATAAACATACTTTAATACTTAAATGCAAAGATATGAATGATTTACAATGCAGCAAAATTTCATTCAATATCATATCAATAAAACCAATCAATCATGAACAAAGACAGACGAAAACAACTCGAAGATGTGAGAGATTCACTGGACGAAATCATCTCATCCTTAAACGACATCAAGGACGAAGAACAGGATGCCTACGACAACATGCCCGAAAGCCTCCAGTCATCAGACAAAGGCTCCCGCATGACCGATGCCATCGATACTATTGACGAAGCTATCTCTTCCATCGAGGAGGCGCAGCAGCACATCGACGAAGCTGCCGCATAAAAATAACAAAGCGGCTTGCACCGGTTCCTTCGTCCGGACCATTATTCTTTATTTACATGAACCATTAAAAGCAACGTTATGACAATAGAAGAACTGTTAAACAGCTACTTTCAGCGCGCGGCAAAAGCCTCCGGACAGCTCGACATCATCGAACGTGCCGAAGCCGAACGGCAACCCGTGCCGAAATTGAACATTACGGTACCGAATTATGCGGATGAAGTCATCCGGCCCATTCTGAAAATGGTGGCCGAAGCTCTTCCCGAATACGAAATCTCAGTGCCGTCCTCCAAGCAATGCAAACTGGTCAACGGACTGTTCCAGATACGTACCCCGAAAGTTTGTCTCGGCGGTCTCTCGTATCCGACCAAGGACGACCACAAACTCTATTTCGCCCCGCTATTTCATCGTAAGGCCGGCGAAAGACAGGAAGTGAAGAATTTGGAGCAGTTAGTGAAAATGCTCCGTGAGGAACTCAACAAACGGGGATTGTTAATCCTTCCGAAACACCTTTAATTCAATGATACCATGACAGAAGAAGAATTGAAACGACAGACGGAACGGGAAATCCGGTGGCGGATAGGCTTCCGGCTTCTTCCGTGGGGTCTCCTGATACTTATTATCTGTATCGGCCTGCTCAAAGACTGCGTCCGCTCACGAGACCCGATTGATGACAGCATCAACCGCTCGCAGGAGGTTGTCCGGCATCTCGAAGTATGCGACACCACCCGAAACGGATTCCGTGTAGTTTACGTCACCAACAATGCCGTTACAACAGAACGGTTGAACGAAATCCGACTACGCCGACCGTTGAATCTGGCATTCTGCAAACTCCAAGACAGTGCAGCATTCTACTTCGGCGGGAGCCTGCTCCAAACCGACATCTACGACTTTGCCGCATACGCCCGCCGGTTCGATGTGGACGATGACGTGCGGATGCAGAACATCTTCATTTTCGGCACTGAGAAACAGAAATTGTATGTCGGAAAGAACCCACGGATAGCAAATTCCGCTTCATGGATCAATCCGGCCACCGAACAAGGAGTGCAGTACATCAACGCCGACGATATTTATTTCCGTATAGAAAAAGGCGAAAGAGTCTATCGGTACTGGAAATGTCACGGCAACCACTCAACCTCCACTGCCGACGAACGTTTCAGCCATTTTTCCGAAGACGAAAGACTATGGTAACAAACTCTGTTTCTCTCTGTAAATAGCCGGTTTATCGGTCTGAAAATAGTAGTAAATTTATTTGTTTACTCCAAAACGAAAATATAAATTTGCGTTATAATTTTTAATAATAATGACTGATTTACATTTTGTTAATTGAGCGTAAAACCAGATTGGAAAAATATGAAAGCAGAGTATGATATCAGAGCGAACGCAATTAAAATTTGCGACCTCGGAAAGAACCGGCGAGATCATCGGATTCGTGTCGCGCCACTCGAAGACAAAGCAACTGCGAGGAGTACGTGAGGATTCACCTTACAAGAAGAAAATTTGTGTATTGTCTGAAGACCTGAAAGGCAAAGTCCAGCCGAACATATTGTATTCGGTCGAACTCAAAGCAATGCACTCACGCAACGGTTTTGTCGTAGTAGCGGCTACACCGCTTCTTTTCAAGGCCACGATTGACACACTGGTGATACCGGGTGGAACTTACCGGGTAACTGTCAACTTCGGAAACAAAACCGTTTACTTCGATCCGCTGGGAGGTAATTCATACTCCAGCAAGACAGTATCGGGAGTTGTCTCCCTGTTACAACGCCGCACCGACATCGAAAACTTGGAGGGCGTAATCAACAGCTTCAAATCCGCTGCCGCAAGACTTCTGCGGAGAATGGCCGACGACGGATTCAGCACACCGACCATTCCCGGTTTGTAATGCGCCCGAAACGTGGAATAGCCACCGACGGGGCACATTCTATGAAAAGAGGAGTTACCCGGTACAGAGCCGTTAATTTGGCCACCGGCGAACTCCTCTTTGAACAGAATATCGGAAACCAGACCATCAATATCGGTGAATTTTTAGGCGTTGTCGAAGCCGCAAAATACATCATCGAACATCGTTTCAGTCCGGCAATCATCTACACCGATAGTCTTACCGCCCTGACGTGGTTTAACGAGAAACGAACAGCCTCGCGCAAAAGAAACGCCGCACTCAAAAAAGCGGAAATCTTTCTCAAAGCGATGGCCTCCGAAATCGACAAAATCGAAGTGCTCCATTGGAACAATTCCCTGTGGGGCGAGACGCCCGCTGATTTCGGCGAGAAATAACAATTCAACACCCCGCGACTTATGGCAAGACTTAAAAAAGACCTCCACAAATACGTCGAGATTCGGGAAGAAGACTACCTCCAATTAGTTGAAAACACAATGATAGTTGAGGCCATGAAACTGGCCGGAGTAGAAAAACTTCCCCTATGGAAAGCTGTCCGCCGAATCTTGGACGACAAACGTATCGAGATACACGTCAAACCCGTCAATCGACGATACGCTGACTGACCCCAAACAACCGGTTCCTTTCAAAAATGAACCGGTCTATAAAACATCAAAAGCCCTCGAAAACAACGTTTTTTCGGGGGCTTTTATCGTCCATGTATCTCGTAATGAGTTCGATACTCCTTTCACTTTTGTCGGAGAGTGAAAACAGACACAAAAATCTGACAATTAACGTCTTATATTGAACAACTCTGTATATCTTTGTACTCGAAACAAATTCTAACATTAACCGGCTCATGTACGGCTGTATGTTAGGAATAGCACACTGCCACCAATTAACACCTGATAAACAGGGAGTTGATATTAAAGTTGAATAGTCCTTTCAGATCTTGATGCTTAAAATATATTTCATTGTATTCATTTCGTATTGCTTCAGCATATTCTGATGATGAAATATTGGCAATCATGTGATGCGCTATTGTTGAACCGCATAATGGACAATCTACATCCTTCAGCTGAGACACCAAAGAATTTCCAGCATTAATAAATTGCAACCGACTCATTTCATCTTCGTAATCAGATTTTAAATTATTCAGCCTTGATATAAGATGAAGTAACTTCTTTTTTTCCGTCTCATATATCCTAACCTCTTCTAAAATTTGTTCTCGCTTATTATACAAAGCTTCCTCCTCCGAAGCAACCTCTGACAATTTCTTTCTATAAACATCAATAAAGCTATCATCAGTTAATGAAATATATCCAACATCGCCCAAAGATTCCAATTTTAATTCTGCCTCTTTAAGAGTTTGAGTCAAATACTCAATTTTCCCATTTATGCGAGATTTTTTATCTTTAGGATCTTCATTTGGTCTAAATTCACTATCATCAACGCCTGTCATCAAATATGCAATAAGGTTTTTCTCAACCCATTGCTGATTCGGAACAGAGTTATAGACTAATGGAGATTTGTCTTTTGCTGCAACTCTTGTTTCATCTATCATACATAAGTGACGAATAGCTGGATATGATATTTTCGTCGGATTCTTTCTCTCCGAAGATTTAGAATATATGGTTGGGACATTAGAAATTGACAACAAAAAATCAGACAAACTAATATTTGAAGAACCTTGACAACTATATTCAGTTTCTTTGTGCTGTCCATCATATTCACTTAACAAACATGGAGAAACATATACAGACATTGAATTTATGCTTCTCCTCAATGTATATACTCTTTCATCGTAAGTATGAATTTCAAGTAAGAAATCTGTATAACCATCCCCCTCTGGAGGTAAGGTCAAATCTATACTTCCTTTACCTAATACAAACTCAATTATTGAATATAATGTCGTTTTTCCTGTGTCTGATTTTCCTAGAACAACATTACACCCTTTCTGAAAAGTCAACTTCGATGTTGATACATTTTCCCCACGAGCCTCAAACTCTTTTATATATAATCCATTGTTATTCATCATGAATCTCAAATTTGGCTATTAATATATGACAGCAATTGCTCTTTCGCAATATCATGCAAGATGATATCAGTTTGGTGTATTGCTTTATATAGTTTTACTGCATATACTTCTGTTGCCAACTCTGTAACCAAAGCATTTCCTATATTACTCAGCAAATACATATTTTCATTTTGATTTATTTTGCAAACTATTAATTGTTTAGCCAACAGCAGATGCAAAGAATCATTGATTGTTTTTTGAAGTCCAACATACGTAAACTGATGATTCTTCCAATCATTATTACATGACACATAGTCGTATACAACAATACGTTCTTTTTCCATCGATTTATTATATACCGACAATATAAATAACACCCTCAAAGAGACATCCAAGACGCCATCAAGTATCTTTATTCGTTTACAGTCCATTTTATTCTATTTTCATTTGAAAGTTGATGACACACACCAACACATACATTACTATCTACTAAATGAGAAATCAGCATTGATGTCGGCATATTATAAGTTCCTGCCTTTTTTTCAACTGATTTTACTTTTGTAAAACCATCAGGATAATCATCATCCAGTTCATTGCCAATATATCGTTCTATAGATGTTACTAAATCATTAAATTCATCAGAATCTGGAGCAGTGGATTTTCTACTTGCAATCTTTACTTCTTCCGATTCATAAAACGATATTCTAGCTCTATCCAAATGTTTTCGATATTTACTTACAACTGCATTATCATCATCTATAACATTTATAATATGACCCGCATGTTCGGAATAGGCATCATTAAGATTCTGAATATAATTACGTTCTGTGTTTATTGGAGAATGTGGTACTTGAAGAGGAGTACGTTTAATCATATTAAATCCACCTCCAAAATAATAGAAATAATAAGGACTTTGACGTATCTCATCAATAAACTTTATCGGCTCTATTTTCTTTATAATATTAAAATTAAATTCATCAATATAAGTAGATAATTCCTCATTTAATGCTACCCAGTTAGTACCAACTTTTTTATTTATCACAGTTTCCCAGTCGTTTTTCAGCTTAATTTTAAGATTTTTTCCATTATTGCTAAGCAAATCAACGAAAGACTGACTAACATCTTTGGGACAAAGAATATAATAATTCTGTGGTATCGGATAGGTGTTATTAAAAGTATATATCAATAATTTGCCCATTTCTCCACACAGGTCACTATAGGTTAGTGCTGATTTATATTGTTTACATTGATATAAGTCAAATGCGCCTTTTACCCTATCATAATATGCCAAAACATCACGCCCTTTATCCCCAGCCTGACCGACTCGGTATACTTCAGTATATCCTTTATTGCCCAAACAGGAATATGCCCATACGCATACCAGTTCTTCATATGTATCTTCATCAATACTATAAAGTCTTTGTAATGGAGTCATATTACAAAGAACCCTATCTTCATTACTTAACATATTTGGGGTGTTTGATAAAGGTTGCTCAATAGGCTCAAGTACTAATGAATCCAAATTACTCATATAGGCATAAATAAAAATTAAACTTGATATTTCAGTTAATTTATTTCTATCCTCTATTTCCTTAAAGAGAACCTATCACTTTCCATTGCCCACCTTTATCTGGACCAACACGTTGAATCAATCCTTCATCCACAAGTGTTTTTAAGCGACGTTTTACACTACTATCATGAAGCCCTGTCTTTTCAGATATTTCAGTTCTGCTTATACTAGGATTCGACTTTATCAATTCAAGTATAATTCTCATCTGGTCGCTTTTCTGGTCGCTTTCTGGTCGCTTCTGGTCGGACTTGGTAGTTTCTTGCCATTCCTCCAAAACATTGGCGCATACAGTCGCTTTCATGATGAAGGCAACCAAGTTGTATTGCGGCTCTTTGACACCTAATGCCGACAACTCACGGCACATACGGTCAACTCCCTCTCCGAACTCTTTTACATAGTCATATGCTTTGAGGAATTCCGCAATTTTCGGATTGCGAGAGAAATGGGTATGACGAATATTGTCAGTGCGAACAATGCCCGGCAACTTGCCTGGTGTTTCGAACACAAGACGGTCGTCGAACATCTTTATCTGAATTTCCGTGCCCTTAATACTGTAATCGCGATGGCAAACGGAGTTCACCACCATCTCTTGTATTACAAACTTGGGGTATTCGCGGTCGGTTTTGAAGATGCCGTCCTCTCCGAGATAGGAATGCTCCTTGACCTGCGTTTCAAGATATTCGACAGTTTTCTGGATCTGTTCAAGAATACGACCATCGAAAGTAACATCTTTGATGACATTCATTTCACGTCCCACCTTTTCCTCTGTGCCGAAATATTTGATAAAACGCACTCTTGCACGAGGAAAGAATGTCTGAGGATGCTTGCCAAAAAGCAATATACAAGCTGCACTGACTTGCGGCACATCACCTTTATAGGTCACAAAACCTTTGTTCTCTTGCAGATATTCCATTGCAGACTTGCCATAGCCAATCCGTTTCATGTAGGCTTTGACTGCATCCATATCTATATCATCAAGCGTGGCATCGTATGCTGTGGAATCCTCGTAATAGCGTTCTCCTTTGTCGTACATAAGTTGCAAACGCTCATCAAAAGTCAGTTTGCGTGATTTGTCTCCTACACGCCAAAACACTTCATCGGCTTGATTCGCATGAAGTCGCGGACTTGCAGGGATGTGCATCAACAATACACGGTTATCACGTCCCTCAGCATCCGTACAAGGCACATAATCCGTAGTGACAGAAACTGATGGAACACAAAAGTCCAAAGGTGTCCGCAATATATCATTGAGATGTTCCTTGTCCTGGTTAACACCCTCTATTCTGCGAGTCTTATCGGATATACCCACAGCAATCATTCCACCATCTGCATTCGCCATAGCGACTATGATAGTGGCAAGGTGTTTAGGCTCAATTAGGATACTTTTACAGTCAAAAGTCTGACCTTCCTGCATCTGCCGTATTTCTTCTATTGTATATTTCATATCCTCTATTTTTCTTTTGTATGGCAAATCAATCTGTGAATATCCACATCCAGCACTTCTGCTATCCGCGCCAATGTGTATAAATCAGGTTGCGAATGATTGTTGCACCACTTTGACACCGTTGCCGGATCTTTCTGCAAAGTTTTAGCAAGCCACTTACTCATAATGCCTTTCTCAGCTAATACAGCCTTTATACAGTTCAAATTCGCCATATTATATTCAATTATAAATTGCGTCAAATGCAAAGCTACATATTTTATTTGGTTTGCGAGCATGATTGAAAAATAAAATCCTATATCATAGTGTTTTGGCAAAAGAATTTAATGAAAAGTGATGTGAGAATGGAATTTATTTGCTAATTTTGCATTGCTTTTAAGACAATAAAACATTAACAATGCAAAGAAACAGAATGAACATATTTTCAATAACAACCACAATTCAGAGCAACAAACGCACTGAATCCGTGTCGAGTGTTCATGTTTCATGCATTGAACCTCGTAGAGCAAATACTTTCCAGCGAACATAACGAGTACATTATTGTACTATGAGAGAAAAGAAACTGAATAGTTGGAGAGTCCTTACCAAACTTTCCAACTATTCAGTTTGTATGCCCATTTGTGACAGTCGCCTTTGTGATGCTCTTCTGCCATTTCCGTCTGATGGGCTGTTGGTAACCGGATTATTAACGTGCAGTGATGCACACAAATTGCAAAGAAATGAACTATAAATTTGATGGCAGTAAGGTGTTCTTTACATCCGATACCCATTTTTATCATGGGAATATCATTCGTTTCTGCAACAGACCGTTTAAGGATGTGGAAGTGATGAATGAGACTATAATCTCCAATTGGAATAATACAGTCGGGCAGGATGATATCGTGTTTCATCTGGGAGATTTCTGTCTTGGCGGTTCAGCCGAATGGACTAAAATCCTTGACAGGTTGAACGGAAAGATATATCTGATTATGGGTAATCACGATTTGAAGAATATACGCCAAGGCTACATTGACAGATTTGAACATGTGGCAATGCAGATGCACATAGAAATTGGCAAACAGAGGATATATTTGAATCATTATCCCTTTCTATGCTTTGATGGAGGATATAAAGATGTGTGGCAACTATTCGGACACGTTCACACAAGAAAGAACAACACCGGAATAGATGCTGCCCGGCTTCAGTATCTCTATCCAACGCAATATGATGTGGGAGTAGATAACAACAACTTTACCCCTGTTTCATTTCAACAAGTGAAGAGAATAATTGAAAATCAAGTGGGACAATTTAATAAGAATAAATGATAAGGAAGATTAACAATGAGTGAATATACTACCATTTATTTAAGATGCAAGGAGATACCTTTGTTGAAGTACAAAGAGCATCCTTCGTATGAGGAATATCAAAAGTTATCTAAGGAAGATTTAATGAAAGTTAATCGAGAGATTGATGAATATAACAAACAAGTCACCAAGTCTTTGGGATGTAAATTGTTTTATCTTAGCACTACTCCAAGCCGAGAGTTGACGATACTTCCATGGAGTCCTTCTCCGAGTATACTAACCAAAGGCCTGCTTGATGAGATTCTTTATTTCTACCAAGAAGAGATTGATAATTACAAAAATGCTATTGCTAAAAATAAAGAAGATATAGCCAAGTTGGAAGTCCGTATATCCAAAGCAAATGTCAATTTGTACGGTAGAATCAGCAAGGAGATAGACGAATGCTATGAAAGAATAAATTTTGAAGAAGAAGAACTCGAACACTACCAATACTTGTACAACAAATTTGCTTTCTGTAGCAGTATCATAAACAACGAATCAAATTCAGAGTATTATGAACTGATTTACACAAAAAGTTAATAACATAAATAGATTATGAAGATACAATATATGAGTGACCTGCATTTGGAGTTCAGCGACAACAGCAGGTGGTTGAAGCATAATGAATTGCCTGCGACGGGCGATGTTCTGGTTCTTGCCGGAGATATATTCTATTTGAAAAACAAGGTCGCGCCTTTGGCTAACTTTTGGAAATGGGCATCTGCGAATTATCGTCAGGTGCTCATTGTGCCCGGAAACCATGAGTATTACAATTATTGTGATGTAATGGACAAGGGATTGCAATGGAAATGGCTGTTCAAGAACAATGTAGGATATTATCAGAATCAAGTAGTGCGGATTGATGATACCGACTTTATCATGAGCACTTTGTGGTCTCGAATATCTCCATCTGACGAGTATTTTGTGTGGAAGGGCATGAACGACTTTCGGCAGATAATGTATAATGGCAAATTGCTCCAAACAGAGGAATTCAATCAGATGCACAACTTCTGTTTGGATTTCATCAAGCAAAGTCTGGTGGAAACCACCGCCAAACACATTGTGGTAATAACGCATCATCTTCCCACATTGGAGGTTGTTGCATCTCACCATAAAGGTTCTGTGTTGAATAGTGCATTTGCAACTGAACTGAGTAGGCTTATCGCCGACAGTCGCATTGATGCATGGATTTATGGGCATTCACATACCAACATTGATGCTGAGATAAACGGAACAAAGGTAGTTTGCAATCAGATGGGATATGTTTTTGAGAACGAACATATCGCCAATGGTTTTAATCCGGGCAAGTGCCTTGTCTTGTAAAAGGCATGAACTCGTCAGCAATACGCTAAAGCCTCAATATATCATATAGTAACTAAAAATGCTCCTTTTTGTATATTATATGATATGTTGGGGCTTTAAAAATTCAGTTATTCGAAAATTTCCAATAACTGAATTTTTGCTTGCCAAAAGAAAAAGATATGTCTCCACTCTCAACTTGACTTTAATGACCGTTATTATATACACGGGCAATAAAGTTAAGTCAAATAGAGGGAGAGAAGAAAATTAGCCTACTGGGTATTTTTTCTTTTCGCCAGCAATCAATATCAGTCACTCCGTGTTCAATCTTGGAGGAGCAACCAGCAATATAGACATAGGCATAACACTAGATGAAATGCTATGCAAAATCTTCCGAAAACCTCATAGTACAGCTGGCAAATTTGCCCCCAAAACCACCTTTTTTATCAAAGTCTTTTCATTTGTTTTCCTGTACCGGAAAAACGCATTATCTTTGCATCAGTTCAGCGAAGAATAAAGAGCAAAATAAGACTTTCCTACCGTTTAATTTTCAAAACATTGGTAGACAATTAGTCCAATATGCTGCATCGGAAATGGTTTAGTTTAGTTTTATTCCTTATATATATACATACTAAAGTAAACTGAAATATATATGCCCGCGCCCGGCTTCATTCTTCATCAAAAAGCCTTGCTTCCGCGGGGGTCATGTCATAGTAGAACAGCTTGTCCTGCTTGACAACAAGTTTAAGGTTGTCCGTCAGGTACTGCAGCAGTTTTATCATGACACTGCGGCCACGTTTGAAGCCTATGTTTTCATAAGAGGCGATCAGACGTTGCAGTACATTCTCAAAGCCCCTGATGGGTTTGCCGTCAAAGGCAGCGGAAAGGGCTTCCCGGTGCTGCTCGATGCTCAGTTCCGTAAAGCTTGTCCGTTGCCTGGGCTTCGGTGTGTCACCGAACGTGTGCCCTTCGGCGATGACCGGGAGCCCGTTGTCGTCCACGGTGAACGCGAAGGGTTTGAACTCCTTTTCCCGGATATGCAGGGCATGGACTTCACTGACAGACGGATTCTCGTTGCATTTGCTGATGACCAGTACTGTTTCCGCCTTGTTGCTCATCTCCGTACCGATATGGCCTCGTACATTGTTGTCCCCTTTGTTCAGGTGCAGCACGCAATGGATATGGAGGTCGTAACGAGAGGACCATTCCATCATTTTGTTGATTACCTCCACCGATTCGCTGGTGCTGTTGATGTCCAGCATAAGGTCGCGGATACCGTCAATGATAACCAGCCCGTAACCTTTACCCTGACGCAGGGCATAGTCTATCACACTTATACGGACTGTCGGAGAATACTCCCGCAGGCAGATGAAATCAAGGTTCTCGCTGTCTGCTGTGGTAGGAAGCCCGGCCAACCGCAGAATACGTTCCAGCACCGTGTGACAATGATAGCGGCTCTGCTCGGTATCGACATACAGGATCCGGCGTTTGCCTTCCGGCAGATGCGCCCGGTAGTTCAGCACCTGCTTACCTGCCAGGGAAGCGGCGACAAGGGCGGAGACATTGAATGTCTTCTTGGATTTTGCCTTGCCGGTCGATGCACTGAAATTGCCGAGAGTCGCTATGGTCGAATTGTCAATCCAGATAATTTGCGGCGGGGTCTCGTATGTATCCGTCGCCTTGATTTGGGAAGCTGAAAGAATATCTGACAGACGGGTCTCTTCCAATCCCATTCCCGTCTTCTGGTCAGTTCTTCTTTCGTTTTCCATGGCGTTTCTCGTTTAAGAAGGGTTGTACTGCTGCCGCCTCGTGTGCCATCCGCGTGGCATCATCGACGGCAAGTTCATGATTCTGCAGGAGCCATTCGTCCAGTTCCTCCTTGGCAAAGTAGATCATCTTGCCGCGAGGCTTGTAGTGAGGAATCTCCTTGTTGGCTGTAAGTTTATACAGCATACTTTCTGATACCCCGATGTACATGCAGGCTTCCGAAAAAGTAAAGACCTTTTTGGTCGCATAAATGTTCTTTTCCAGCAATTCCACCCGTTCCAGAAAGCTCTCGACCGGTTCCAATTTCCGGATAATCGCTTCAAGGGCCGTGAGCCGTTCGCTCAACCTTTCCATGAATGTCAATCTGTTGGACATATTATTCGTGATTAAATTAGACAATAAGAGATGCACCTCTGTTTGTAACGCGTTGTATACAGAGGCAAAGGTAGAGTGTGAATATCTAAAAGCATTGGATGACAGTATGATACCGGTTTGGTATCATATCAGTTATCATACTTTTGCTTTTCACATGGTTGACTTCTTAGCACTTCCTTTCATTCCTTCAGTTGGCTTACAAACTTTCTGATATTGTAAGCGGTTGAAGTCATTTTGTTCCTGACCAACGAAAGCGTGGTGGATATGCTCGTTGCGGATATGAAGTGCGAGCCGTCCTTGGATTGCAGGAAACGCCCTCTTTCGAGGACTGATTGCCAGTAAGGCTGAATGAATGAATTCTCAAGAAGGGCATCGAACAGGATAGCCACACGGCGCACGCTGTTCACCCGAAGACAGAAACCTATCTTGCAGGAGAAGAGAGATTCCATGTCGTCAATAGTTACGGGAGAACAGAACAGATGATAAGTATTGGCGCAAGAAACGATACCGGCCAGTTGTTTGCGCGAAAGACTGCAGTCAAAAGAAAGAAATGAAAACTTTGCCGGATTACAATCGGAAGATGCCAGTTCCGATGTGTCATACTTCCGCTTTAGTTCCATGCACTCCTCGAAAGAGAGGCTCGGGGCGGAAAAAAGCGGTTGGATAAGGTAGGGGCAGTCGGTCAGCAGTCCCTTGACGATGTGGATGTTCATTTCGTGGCAGTTCCGGCAGACCGCGTTATCGCAGTCAATATACCGGTGACTGTTCACAAAATCCTCCACATAACGGCGATACTGTTTGCCGTGGATTTTGACCTCCTGGAGATAAACTGTTTTTGCTTCGGTAAGCAGGGCGAAAAGTTCTTCCGCCACGTCCTGTGCCGATTCAATGTGATGCGGGTGTTTGCTCCCCTCAAAAAGAGAGAAGGCCTTTGTCAGCTCTTGTCATGTCGATTTACATTTTATTGGTTTATAATAATATATCATCATAAAGGTATCGTTTTTCGATTGTATCTGCATCGATGACGCCCTTAAAATATCTACTTGTAAATTTGACATGATATGGTATATCATTGGTCACTCAAACAATCCGTTGACCAGGTTGACCGCATCATCCTTTTTCTGGTTGATGATTTTGGCGTACACCTGTGTCATTTTCACGTCAGCATGGCCGAGCAGCTTGGATGTCGTATATAAGTCTGCTCCGAGTGTCAGCATCATCGTCGCGAACGTGTGCCGCGCCGTATGGAATGTAAAACGCTTGTTTATTCCCGCCGCTTTTGCCCATGGTTTGATAAGAATATTGACCATTGCTGGGGACGGCAAGTCGAACACATTGTCATCAGGAGCTTTGTCCCCACGTGCAGGCATCCACTTCAACGCTTCCGGGGAAAGCGGGAGATAAATCGGTTCCTTGGTTTTCTGCATGGAAACCGACAGACGGTATTGTCCACGGTCAACGAATACATCTTTCCATTGCAGCTTGATTATATCACTGATTCGCAGACCGCAGAAACAAGAGAACAGATAGGCACCTTTCACGGATTCATTTTTCATCGGGGTTGCGATCAATGCACGCACCTCTTCAATGGTCATGTATGACCGTTTGCTTTCAGGCAGACGGATCTTTTCCGACTTGCTGATTTTCGTGAAAGGATTGGACTTGATGATCTCGGCCCTGACAGCCGCATTCAAAGCTCCGTTCAATACCCGGTAATAAGTATGCAGTGTGTAATTCGACACTCGTTTGCCTCTGGAACGGTATTCGGACTGAAGGTAGTCAAGATAATTCTGGCAGAATGTCTTGTCTATTTGATCCATCAACATACGTTCTCCCGCATAATCCTTCAAGATGCGTATAGTGATGTCAATCTGATAACCGTCCTTTTTGCCACGCTTGGCCTGGTTCTCCTTGTAGGTATTCATCCAGTCAAGCAGGTAAACTCTCTCTTTGGTTTCTATACCGGCCTCGCCGTTGGTCAACTCGATAATACGTTTGGACTTGATGGCATTGGCGGCATTCATGGTCGCCTGATTCTGCCGACGGGCATTGTTGTCCGTTTCCGGAATGAGATACAACTTGAGATATTCGTATGTTCGTTTTCCGAAACGGTATATATCAAGATACAGACTTTGGCTTCCATCTGCCAGCTTCTTTGTCCGAAGGCGGACAGGCTCTTTTACTTTTGTAGGCTTCTTTACTCGTGGCATATCGATCCCTTCATAATTTTGTTTCTGTTGCAAAGATATGAATAAAGGTCGATATTGAGAAACAAACGAGAAACAAAATTGCACCGAAAAAGAACCAATCAACTGAAAAGAAAGAAAACAACTGAAAACATCAAGCACCCTATAATCGACTGTAAATAAGCGGTTTTATTTGCACTTGTTTAGCTCTTGTTTTCATTTTAGGGCTTTACTTTATAAATCTGAAAAATTTATACAGTGTAATTCTATAAATGACGTACAATTGTCATTGATGAACCATCCTTTTGTAATGACAAAAGTAACTAAAAGGACGACCATGAAATCCTAATCGGGTTACATCAGTATTTCTTTTTTGAGGATTACCTTTTGCCGTATGTCTTGATAAATATTTTTTTGCTGATCGAAGAGCATTGACTCTTACTTTATCCAGATCTTTTATTTGTTTTATGGCATATGGATTATCAGACAATCTATTAAAGCCTGTTATCCAACATAATTCATTCTCTATATGTTGGTAATTCCATAACGCAACTTTCCCGACAGACATACTAATTAACTTATGCAATATTGTATTACATATCGAATTATTTGTAACTCGCTTTTTCCCTGTAACCTGCTTACATATTTCACGTACTACTGTCTTTATTTTATTTTTTTCCTTTAGTAAGGACTTCTTCCGTATTCGAATCTCACCTGATCGTTTTATTTCATAGCCTACAAAGCCAATCCATTCATTACCAGTCTTGCCCCAAGAATATACATTCTTAGATTTATCCTTCCAATATTGTTTAGAATTAAACTTAACATCTTTTATATCATGCGGAATCAGCATCAATTGTTTCAATGATGTATTATAAGCATTAAGGATCCTGCTACATTCTTTTTTATTCGTATGCAATAGAATCATATCATCACAATATCTTTGATACAAAAAGTCTCCTTTATGCTTCCTAACATTCCTGTCTGCGCAATTTAAAACAATATTTGCTATTAATCCTGAGAGCGCACCACCTTGAGGGACTCCTATTTTCAGTCTTGAAATACCCTTCTCAGTACATAATCCATTTTCCAACAATTCATCTTTTACCCAACCAAATTCTCCATTAATAATATGATGATAGGTCCAATATTCTTTATCTTCATTCAATTGAAATACTCTTTTGGGGAATGTATAACAATTCAAATAACTATAAAATATATGTTCAATAGCAGTTGTATCAATGCTATAAGATTTGTGCACTCGATGTATTAATCTTGCAAATTCTTTTTTTACAATAGAATGACGTACCGAATCATAAAATTTTTGCATGTCACATTCTGCAACATATATATTTTTATGAGCATTCCTTTCCCTAAATTCTAAAATACGATCAATCGCATCATGGTGTGTCGTAAAATAGTTCCTGTGTGTATGATAATTACGCTTCGCTCGAAATGCCAATGAATCTTCATCAAAAAAATTATCAAATAGAATTGTGAGGTATTTATTAGCCAATGATAGTATCACTCGATCTTTATAAGATTTAAATATACTAATCGGACGACACTCTATCTTGCCATCAGGGCCAATATCACCTTTTACTATTGGCCGTGTGATTGGACATGAAACTGTATATGTCAAACTTTGGCAAGAGTCTTGAATATCTTTAATAAAGGTTAATAAATTAATAAACCAAGAATCCTTACATCCCGTTTTATACGCATTATCTATTGTAATAAGCAGTCGTCTCATATTAGCATCTATAGACGATAATGCTTGTTCTCTTGAAAATCTATTAACCTTGTATCTAAGATCTTTCTTTAAGGTCACCCATTTACGTCGAGGTGGTAATAATTGTGACAACTCATTATAATTATCTTGCTCTACAGGATAATCAGGCATAATTCCTTTCAGGATATATTTTTCATGCCTAATTTCCGCTAAACGAACGCGATAAGAGCATAATAATCTAATTATTGCGTCAGAAGTTATAAAGTCTTGAAAAGATTTCATAAAAAAGGAGACAGTAGTCGATTATACATACCATACTGACAATAATAATCAGATGCATCCCTTATTATCGGGCTTTGGTTGCTTGAAGGATTGCTCCCGATTCACACTTGCGACGGATAAATCCGCCACCTTGACTACTGCTCCCATAACCCTGCAATTCTGCAAGGTATATTATTGTAGCAAAGCTAATTTGATTTTTAGAATTTTCATAACAATACAATAACATTTTTTCACTATTTTCTCTATCAAACCGCCCTTTATCTAACTCACATAAACGCATGTAAAGCTTGAATCCAATATCATACGTAAATGTATTGGCTATTGCATATGCAACTCTATACCAATCTTCATACGTTGATGTTATTGATAAGCCTCTACGGCTTAAATATCTAATAATCCCAGACAGTTGTAGCCTATGCGCATTTTTATTCCTGTTATGAGGATTATATAATTTATTTTTACTTACATCATGAATATTTCTTACAGCAATACTTAATCTATCATTTACACATTTCTGATCTATTGGTTGTATGTCCGCCTCATCACACTTAACTTCAAATCTAGCGGCATTTTTTATATCCATATCAGGGTCGTATGAGACAAAACAAAGCCGGGAAAGGTCAGAGCCACTTCGATCTATAATAATATTATATTTTTTGTCATAATACTCCACTACCTGCCTAAAAGCGATTTTATGATATTGATACCTATCACCATCAATATTATATTGAAGGTGAATTAATGCTTTTATTCCCTCGCCAGAAGGAGATATCCAAACGGCAAACACATATGGATCAGCCCTAAGACATGACATGACTCTATCAAACTCTTGCTGTTCTATATGGTCGATATCAATAATGACAATATCATTGTACTGAGATAGATTTTCAATACGGTGACCTTGGGAAAATGTGCCACAAAAAGTAACCGCAGGCAATTTCCCTTTTTCTCGTTTATAACTCGTTATATCTCCATCAAGAATAAACCTTCTTAATGGTAAAATATTATCTTTATAAAGACCATTCTTAAACGAATCCAATACAGATCTTAAATTTATGCATTTTGGATTCTGTGATTCTTTTGTTTCGTAATAGCTTACCTGTATGTTATTCATGATATAATACACAAGATATATTATCAAATATACAAAATTATTTCATTATCCCCGCCAATTCTGGATTTAGTTTTCATAACATACAGAATTAAAGACAAGTACCCATATACTTCCACAATCCTTCAGCAAATTTCTAGAAAACGCGACTCGACTACCTGAGTTTTATAACAGTACCTACGAATACCTTAAATCAATTGTGCTGGAAGAGATATGAATTGAAAAGTGCGTCAATTAACTTAAAAAGGAAGGCTCACCGTAGGGAGCCTTCCTTTAATCTCTAGAATAATTCATTTTCTTCCATCCCAGCAGAGGGCTGTTCAGGTTCTTTGCTATCGTTCTTAATCCAAAAGTTCGGCATTAAAGTTTTAAACTCAGGATCTATATAATGGCACTGTTCCTTAATTATACCTCGACGTCTAATTGCTGGCTGCAAGCAATATGTATTAAATTCTTCTATATTCACATCGGCGACATGAGTCCAATGTGGAAATAAAAGTTTCATATAACCGACCGCAATCCGTTTTACAGCATTAAAGTCTCGCGTATCTGCATTCCTATCATATCCGACTATCTCGTCAAAGATAATATCATATATATTTTGTGTTCGTAGAGCATGTAGAATCTCCGAGAAATACTCCACGTTAATCGTCCAACCTTTATACACAATACCCTTATTGATACGAGGCAAATACCAACCTTCAATAAAGCAATGGAAGCGATCTAGTAAGGCTGATTCCCTAAACGATTGTGGTAAAGAATCAAAATAACGATAATTCAATGGTCGGCGTTGCTCGTTCAGAGGTATATTTCCCATAATCATCAAGCCGCACTCCGAACTGAACTCGTTTCTATCTATCGTTGTTTTACCGGACTCCAGATATGATTTAAGGGCTGCCTGTATTTCTGCAGGCTCTTGGAATATGATGGTTTGAATCTCATCAAAAGCAACAAAATCGTGGTTCTTTATAATTCCATTTTGCTGTTTTTGTTTATCATAAAACAACTTGGCTCGTGTAACCTTGCCACCACTTACCAGCCAACCATATTTGGAAAGATTTCCAAACACAAATGACTTACCTGTCCCTTTGGGAGCTAATTCAATAACATTCAACCGAGGCTCAACAAATATGAGTAGACGAGTCAAGAACTCGATTTTCTGGGTCATATTATCGAATCCATCAGCCTCATATTCCATCGCAGACAACAATACATCAATCCACTCCTGAGTAGAAAAAGCGGTTCTTGCTGTCCGAAGATATTCAACATCAACTGACCGATATGGTTTAAATGGCTTATAATCAACCATCTCCACGTGATTTCGTTTACCATCCTCATCCGGCAACACGGAAAGCTTGATAATTCCCCACTTCTCGCCATCTACTAATTCACCTCGATGATTCCGATAAACATATTCAGGGATCTGGCCTTCATTTATTTTAATTCCAAGATCCGGAATACCAAATCGGCGAATGCCTTTAATCAAATCAATATATATAATGAAACGGGCCAATAAGGTCAACTCCTCTCCTGCATCCAACCGATCCTTTACATCAGTCTGACGTTCAGGAATCACCATATCAAGGAAGTTCGTCAAACCCTGACGATTAATAGCGCCGGTTTCATCAATATAACGTTTGAGAATAAAATCTTTCACAAACGATGGAAGATTCCGACCAGCAAACAAGCTGTTAGTCGAGGCCGGATCTTTATATATTGCCATGGGAGCAAACTGCTCTCGTATTTTTTGAACTATCGTTGTTTGCATATTATAAATCTCCAAATAAATCGTCTTCTTTTACACCCGTCTTGATAATCAAGCTATCGCTCTTACTGTATTCACCAATAATTAATGTTACTGATGTTACAGAATCCACCAGATTCAATCGATCACTTTCATACGTAGCATCTGCGACCTTATGCAGTTGGTATTCTACTTTATTATAAATGACGTTAGGATGATCTATACTCGTTAAACCTTTAATTGAATATCGTACTATTGGAGACATTGCCGTTAGTTCATCATTCAATAGGCGCACTGAATAACAAGTTGCATTTTTCTGGCTGGAAACAATGAGAATGGGGACTAACACCTCTTCAGGTGTTGCGCCACCATGCGCTCCTTGTCCCTTAGGAGTTTTAGATGAGAGTGAATCATGATTTAACGAACATATTGTTTTTCCATCATCAACCACAACATACTGATCATCCAAGGACATTTTCCCTTTTTCCGTTGATGCACATCGACCTGCGTGCTCTGCATGAATACCAGCCCAATTAAGTCCATCACCATATTGAGCCAAATAACTGATTCCATGATCAGATACAAATGCTATCTTTTTCCCGTTGTATTGAGCCAATACACTTTCAATAGCCCCCTTCACTTTAATCATCTCTTCGACAATATATTTCGGGAAGCATTTGGCAGTATGGGCATATGCATCAATGTCTCCTATTTTATGCAAAGTATCAGAGGCTAACTCTTCCAATTTACTTTTATTAACTGAAGTCGTGGTTGGCAATTGAGCTGTTCCTATATGTATCTCATTAAGATAAACGCCATCAACATTATGCTGCTCAACAACATGCGTGATAAATGGGATCCAATCAACACCCAATCCATCAATCCAGTAGAAGACATCTATATCAGTTCTACCATACAAAAGTGTCTTTACTGTTTTGAGGCTATTTACCCATAATTCAAAAGACGCAACAGAAGCATTCTTCTTTTTGATAATTTGGGAGAGCTGTGCAGTTATGCTATTTGAGAGCTTCGACTGCCGATATGCGTCAAAATAGGTATTTATCCAAATGTTCTCTTCTTCTAAACCAAGGTTCAATGGCGCTGTATAATAATACAACTCAGGGAAAAGTTCTTTGACACTCTCGCGCTCAATCTTTTGCTGTCCTAACCATTCGATCAACAAATACCGTTCTGAGGAGGTTAGAGTTGTAACATATTTTAATGCCCCATCATATCCTATTTCCGGGTTCTCAGCCAAAGAGATGAGCTTGGTTTGTATTTTTTGTTCTGCCTGCTCTGTAATTTGAACATGATATTTGCCAGCCTCGCACAACGCACACTGCCGCTGCAATAAAGTAGCCTCATCGAACTGTTCATCGAATATTTGTGTCGCCAACCGCGAAAATAGATCCGCGGTACTTTGCGTCTTACATGCAGATAAGGCCCTACCAAGATAGGTGTTATGTTTATACTTTAAAAGATAATATACTCTTAACAACCACCGAGAAAAACCATCACTATATTCGAACCATGTATGAATAAAATCTTTCTCATCAATTAAAGCGTAAGTATTAAACCGACCATTGATATACGCATCGAAATTAAAGTTCGATACATCAATGTCAGAGGCCAACCGCTCCCAATAGGACAGATCTTCTTCACTGGAAAACATATCGCCAAATCCCAGCCCCAAGCCATCATTCAGGAACTGCAATATATTCTCACAAATAACATAATCAAATGCATTATCCGGTCTTGCATGGTGTGCATTATCAAAAATTGTCTTGGAAGAACAAATAATCTGTTCCTTCACTTCATTCCCATCCTTCCATAGGCCAATCCACTGACGCAAATTCTCACACAAAGTATATTGCGACTTCAAACCTTTTACCCCATATGTAGTGCCTCGAGTCAGAATCAACCTGTAATTTTGTTGGTCTTTTCCCGACAAATATTCCCATATATGGATATTAGGATCGTTTTTAAATCGATCCATCTTACCCTGCATACCAATAATCGGGATATAGATACGTTGATGACCCTGTTGAGCACATTCAGAAGATTCAATTAATCGAATTGTTCTTACCAATGAATCAAACTCGGCATAGTTCTCATTATCATAAAATCGAGCTATTTCAGAGAACGGAGCAATTACATAATCATTATACGGCAAATGCTTCACATAGTCTTCAATCCATTGTGCTAATTGAGAATAAGTTATCAACTGTTCATCACAACCATCAGGCATCCAACCCTCCAGGCTCTGTACATAAACATGGTGACAACTGCATTTGTCTATGAAATCATGAAAATCAGAAAAATTCTCAAACAAAACGAAACGTAAAGGATAACGATTGCGAAGCGTGCTTTCAGCACCCTTCCAGTTCTTATCCTCTGCCATCTCAGCATAGAGGCTTTCCAACGAATCGAATACCCTATACATAGCTCGAATTATTTATTCAGTTTATCCAATATCCATTCATCCCCCTCTTCACAAAGACTCATTAGCAAAGCTTTGGCTTCATCAAGGGAAGTCAATTCAGAGATTCGAATCTTTGCTTTGGCTCGTTTTTCTTCTACAATCTGATAGCTGGAGAAACCACTAGGAGTTGTAGCTGGAACTGAAGCTGGAATTGGATTTTGTGAAGCATTACCTCCTGATGGCGTTCCTGGAGTAAATGCAGGATACTGCTGTTCCAATCGCCAGTTCTTAGCAGCATTTGTAATTTCCTCTTCAGTCCAATAGCCAACCGTCGATTCCAGATGGCCCTTTACATACGTTTTAACATCCTCTATCTCTTCTGGCTTCAACTCGATTCTATCAATCTGCATCAAGAAGCTATTAAATCCTTCCTGGAATACAGCATCAATATTAAGGATGTTTTTCAAGTCGATTCTCCACGCTTCAAGCAGCTTTAATGTTTCATTAACAAGTGCCGGATTACGCAGATCTCTATCTGCACATATAGTAACAATATCGTCAACCAAGGTCTTTATCTCATCTGTAATCGGAATCTCAGCAGGAAGAGCAGCAAAAGCAGACTTGGGGGCATATTTTATAGACCAAAGAGGCGCACCTTTACGCACAAGGAAATCGCCAGTAATCGCATAACGAGCATCCTTAAGACTAGAAACATCCTTATAAGCGCTATCTTTACCAGACAAGTTAAACAGATTAATCAGTTCTTTGCATAATTTCCCTTCTTCGGGAGTTTGAAACTTGAACGTCAACTTGCTATTCGACTTGTTTTCATCCCAGACTTTGAACAGCATGGAGATATCATCCACCAATGCCTTCGCATCACGAGGTTTCCCTTGGGTGTCAAATATCTTATTCACCCATGGCCTTAAAGCAAAAGCGACCATTCCCATTGCCGCATAATTACCATACAATCCGTATGGCGGTTTTGCCAGCAATGAGAACTTCTCATCAAAGTTGAAAGGCAAGCTTTTGTCAGCATGCTTGATAATACTATTTATTTTATCACAGACTACCTTGAACGGATGACCTTCGGGAACATCCGACTTCCATTCCAAGTTCTCATCCAAACAATCTTGCAAAAGATATTGAACTGGACGCATCTGATTATTTATATCAGAGAATTCGCTTCGAGATGTCGCAAAAAGGAATGAACGTACAATCTCTTTGGAATTCTGTGCTCGCCAAAATGTATTGGGGGCTTTTTGCCTCAAATCCTCATGAGCATCTGGCCCATAAGGGAATATTATCGGAGCGATTGAAGAATTAACAATACTTGACAGGTGTTTTACAGATATAGATTGTTTGTCAACCCCATTAATGTATACAATGGCATTATTACGCTGTACAGAATCCATCCATTCCTTAATCATAGCGATGGCATGATCTCGGTGGACCTTGGTCTGATCGACAAAGCCATGACTGCTGGCACAAGCATAATGAGCTTGGAACTCGATAAATTGTTCATATTTTTGATCGGTAAACACCTCGTCGAAAACGACAAACACAATATTAGCGAGATCCTTGTCGTCCTGATCAAGAGCACAACGCTCCGCAAAAGAGCGTAACATAGCCAACTCCTCGTTATTACGAGCAAGCAAAAGCGCAAAAAACAGAAAACTTCCTTTTGCCTCTTTCCGCCCATTTTTGATTTGGCTACGTAAAGACGCTTCGTTATCTATATTGGAGTAAAATTTGAATCCAAACGGTCTAATCACCCGCTGCATGAAGCGTTGTTTAAAGGCGACACTGGCAGCATCAGAGAAATTAAGAATTTGCGAAGTATATCTGAATTGCACATTGCGCATTTCATTCTTCTTCTCTTCAACCTCTCCAGATGGGAATGCGGAAAATTGAACCGAATACATCTCTCCAGGTGCACATTGGATAATTCCTTGCTCGTGAATCCACTGCAATACCTGGTCGACATCATTCTCATATTGGGTCCCGACAAAAAGATTTCGAATATTCGTTTTTGAAGGGGTAATCAACCCATTGTTGTTCTCTCCCGATATATTATTGAAGGCATTGAGCAACAAAATACCTTTGAAAACAGCCATGTAGGGAGCTCCTTGATTGCCGACCTGATTGATATATGAGTTATATCGCTCGGTAACGGCTCCATAGCTGGTTACATCATCCTGAAAGACCTTCAATACATAATCCCACAGGTAATCGGGTGTAATGAGATCTCGATTCAAAAAATGGTCTTCGCTATCCAAGAATTCTTTTATTGCATCGTTCTGGCCAAGGAACTCAAAGACACTTCGACTCGACGACCCAACGACTGTCGCGTAATGTGTAGCCAAGGTCGCCGTACCAGGATGCAGAGGGAATAGGTTGAAAAGATCCTCTTTCGTGGATTGATTGTCGTTGCTCTTCTGAATATAGATGTCCAGCATTTCAGGGTGTGATTCATAGAACATCCGATACATTTGCTCGTGCTTTTCCGAATCAATCACCTCAAATTTACGAGACATTATCTGGAAAGCCGACACCGGCTCCATATTGTACTTCATGCGGTGGTATCGGCCATCCGTCTGTTTGAGCTGCTCGGTATCTATATTATTGAATGCCGAAGGATGCGAGATGAAGAATAAATAGGAATTATTCTCTGAGTTCATAAACTTCTCAGCGATATCCTGTAACTCTTTCAATACAGGAACACCGATCAAGTCCATCACATCGGTAAACTCATCCCAGACAATTAACAATCCGTTGTAAGTGCCCATCTGAGCCAACTCGTTCTGAACCTCCACAAGCCATTGCTTGATCGTCTCGTTCTTTAACCGAATATCCAGATCGACACTACGCAAAGTATCGGCAACCCGATGGAAGGTTGCCAAATCGCACTTAGCGAGATTATCTATAAGCTGCTTTCTATTGGCTACTATAGAAGACAGTCTGGGATCTCCTTCAATTAACGGCTCCCAAATTTTCGGATTCTTTTCGATATGTTCGATATAATTTTCATAATCCGTCGGCACCGGATTAGGCAATTCAATCCCTTTGGCTCGGAGGGTAGTTGTTACTGCTTTCTGCAAAACAAGAGCGAGATCGGCCGCATGGGACATTTTTTCAATTCCAGACAATTTTACCGTAAGCAGGCGCTTTTTATCCCGGAGAGAATAAATTGCCTGTCGAGTAACATCATCTGATTTATACTCATAATCGACCCACTCCTGAATATTCTCGACCGGATCACCCAGCAAATGGCTCAACACCGCTACGGCATGGCTCTTTCCTGTGCCATAGGTGCCATTAACCCAGAATGATTTATGGTTGTCAATATCGTTGCCACGCACTGATTTAAGTACTGTTTTCAGTACATAGTCAAACTGTTTATTGGGGATGAATGATTCCCACTCTCCCTCTTTTTCTTCTGCGATGTTGTATGCTGCTTTCCCTGCACGCAACTTGATGATTTCGTCGTATCTTGTAGCCATGACGTAATCTATTTTTTATATAAAAACCGGGTTATTATACTCTTACGAATGAATTCTCTGTATTCAGCATTCTGCAGGAGCTCCCACAACTCATCATCCAACTTCGCATATAAAAGATGCTCTTGAAGATACTTTGCAGATGGTGTATGTCCTTTAATCGGCGGACGGTTTTCTTCTTTCCAAACTAAATGATAAAAAGGTGCTGTGTTTAAATGATAATATGGCCGAATAAAGAAAGCTGACAAATATCCTTTCTCATTCCCATTATATTGTTTATAAAATTCGCCAAATTTATTTCGGATATATACATCATTCAGCTCTATTTTATTGGAAATAAGAACATTTCTCTCGATAGCATCCAAAATAGCCAACATATATATTGGCTTAGATATAGACACTCGACCTTCCCAATAACCTTGGGTTATTGATAAGATCATATCTTTGTATGCCACAAGAAGAATATCCATTACAATGCCAACATTTCCAGAACTTTTAATGGATCCAAATCATCTCGAAGCGTGATATGGTCTAAACCCATATTCAATTCCGCAATGAGAACTCTATTATTTGCAGAACTCAAGGAGCGCAATTTCTTTATCAAAGAATCTTTGCTAATCCGAAACTCTTTATATACACCACAGATCTCCTCCGACTTATAAAAGTCAGAAACTCGCATCATCGTAAAGCCTGATTTCTGAGCATACTTATATATCGAATAAGCAATAGCTTCCAGGCTTAGATCGTCATAAGCTTCTTTTACAAAACCATCTTTACCCTGCACTATCCCTTGTCGCAAAGATTCTCCAATAGGACTTCGCTTAACTAAATCAATATATGCAGAAGCTGCGTTCTCAACAGTAGACAAAGATCCGGTATATCCCTGATTCCCGATCTCTTCTTTAATCAACTTTTTATTGTAAAGTTGCCCTGCATTAATATTAGCACATACCCAGTTTACAATAAAAGAGTTATACGACATATTGATATATGCCACTTCCCAAAACAAAAGAGGGTTATCTTGATATATAGTTTTCAGTATAGCCCCCAGAGGTGTTATATTATTCTTTACGTCCGTAATCTCGGCATCTCGAAGCCATGCCTTAACGGCATCGACTTGGGCTGTTCCCAATGAATTTTCTTTCCAAAACTCAGCAGGATCTATAAAATATTCGTCAATCCATTCTTCGCGCAATCCAAAAGTCTTATAACCTTGAATTTTAGCACCTAATTTCTTTTCTGTGTCTATAATCATACGTGCACAATCTGCTGCAACACATCCCCTATCATGTGTGTTAAAACATTTATGACAATGGATGCATTTATTATTATCAATTTTTACATTCGGAACGATTGAAAGAGCGCCAGTAGGACAATCTACCTCACACACCTCGCAATTAATACAATAGGCGGTTTTATAGATTAACCGACGTAGCAGATAAACAAGTTCATTTTCAGGGTTACCATGAACCTTAAAACAAGTTTCAGTATCTCGAATACTAATCTCGTATGGGTATATCGATTTCTTAAAATGTAATTCGCCAACGAACCCGCTCTCTACCTCACGAATCGTATATGGACATAGTGCAGGGAGCCACGATAATATAGATTGGCGAGAATCTTTTATTTCCGCTATAAAATCGTGAGAACTCATACTGCTCTTGAATTCTACTTTAGGGATAATCTGCGACCTATCACCAAGAGGCTTTAGTTTCCACCTTCTTTCACTTAAAAAATTATCAAAATTGAGAATCTTAACTTGCGAAGAATAAGTCTTTAATCGATCCACAAAAGGTTTCAACTCCTGCCCATATACTCGATTAATAACCATATCATCCCACGATGTTGAGAATGGGCATATCAAACACCCGACTCGTGCTTTTCCCACGCGATAGGCATAATTTATCTGTAAATTATGTCGAAAGATATACAAAAAGATTTCTGTAGAATTCCATGCCAGGATGGGGTGGGCATTATACACAAACGTATGCTTCCCTTTTCCAATCCTTTGATAACTCTCACGCCGCATGGATTCTTCAGCACGAACCCCATCAAAGACAAGCACTTTTGCCTGTTTATTTTCCTCCACCTTAAGCATTCTATAAAGGGGGGCTGTTTTCATCACGGAACAGCACCAGCGATGGTTGTCACTGGGTGTACCAATTTTATCCCAGTAATTCAATACCGACTCGTGGTTGCGAGCCATTGAGAATTTCAATGCAGGGAACTTCTGGTGATAATATTGCTCCACATCCTTGTACAATTCCAACGATGGAGGTAACTCATACCCAGTATCACTATATATCACTTCAAATTCGGTCGGAGGAATTGCTCGAGTACAAAGATCCAAAACCACTTGACTGTCTTTGCCCCCAGAAAAAGATGCGATAAAGCGATCTATTTTAGTAGACAATACAACCTTCTTTCCCGCGGCTTCTGCATCGTCCAACGGCATAATATCAAAGCTGTCGCAATCTTGTTTGACGACTGCCATTTTTTGACGGATTCGTTTCTCGGCCCTTTGGGCTAATGTTTCGAAGTCCATTTTATTGGCATCCGCCTTCTCATAAGCCTTATTTACTTTGACATAAACCGTATATGTATCTCGAATAAATTCTATGGCCTCATTCTCAAGCACAAACATAATATCTGCCGTCTTTGCCAACATGCCGGACATATCGACAGGCGTTAATGGCATAGGCTCTATCCCCTTGCCAAATTCCAAAGTCGGCATGGTATAGATATTAGCACCTTTTGCTTCGAACAGCTTTTCTCCTCGATAATAATATTGCTTGTTGATTGCCCACATCAATGGCTCTTCGCAATGCGGGTAAACCCAGCCCAACTTATCCAACCCAAGCAAGTCCAATTCCTCGAAAAATACGGGACGTGGCGCTATTCCCAATGTCTGATCAGTTATTCTATTGTTTAGAATAACGCCTCCTGTTTCTTTATCCCATTCTACTTTATACATGAACTTACGTAATATCTATATTTATTATTTGATTTGGGTATCCAGCAGCGTAATATCCACTTGCCCATATCAACGGTCAATCCAACATATACTTTTTTCATTAATAATGTGGCCGTTAGATCAACTTTATGAAACCCAAATTAAATTTACAAATATAAGAATTTATCTCAATAATATAAGGAATTACCGGCTGGATTATTGCAAAATTCAACATTCCCGCACTCATATTGAGAATTTTAGCTTTCAAAATAGCTATTCGACTTCAAGCATACATAAAGGCGCTTATCAGACCTAACAAGAAAAAACTTGGCTTACCTCCATACGAGATAAGCTAAGAACTGCAGCCCCGTCAAGCGATAAGCTTCATACGTTACTCTGGCAGGCATTCTGCGAGAAACTTTTTATCCATAATCTTGTAAACTCATTAAATCTCAATAAATTTTCCCGGATCAAATCCACACATCCAGGAGGTGGTCATCTTCAAAAACATATCCTATTTGGACGTAGATTATGCGTATCTCGCCAATATCAGTATCGATATCGGCATACAAATACCTGGAGAAACAGACATCGCCAGATCAAAACGCACTCCTAATTTATCAAGAAATTCACCACATACCCCTCTATACAATCCAGATTATTTTTGTACTTTGTGAAATAAGTCTAAAAAATATCTAATTTTGTAGAAGTTGATCAATAATAGATTGTGCTATGTACTTAAAAAGAATACATATTACAAATTTCAGGTGTTTCAAAGAATATGACATTGAATTTGCTCCTAGGGTCACCATACTATTTGGTAAAAACGGATCCGGTAAGACTACATTGATTCACGCCATTCATAAGGCGATGAGCTTTATTATGTATTCAGACAATGTTTACCAAAATATTAAGGTAAAAGGAAAGACAAAAAAACAAATTGTCGACGTTAGAACCATTACCAATAATAATCCATACCTTCATCCAAAAAGTTTTTCACGAGATGATTATAACAATCAAGAAGACAAATGGATGGAGATCGCAGCCTCTGCCAACTTTTCCGACCAATTACGCGATGTAGATTGGAAAATAAATGTGCTAGCAAATAATTGCAAATTGAGGACAAGCGAATTCCTCGAAGCTTTTCGCAAATTTTATTCATGGCATCAAGAAACAGGCGAATTGCCCTTACTTGCCTATTTCTCTGACTCTTTTCCGCATAAGGAAGACAACAAAAAGAGCAAAAGCGTACAGAAAATTGCGAAGTTACGAAATTTCGGCTATTTTGACTGGGATGAAGAAGAGGGATGTACAAACGAATGGATAGAGCGGTTGGAGACCAAACTAAAGCATTTGGTCCAAATATATGCACAAACAATAGTCGACCAAAATCTAAATAATCACAACAATAGATATTTACAAGAGCATGACGATGCAGGCCTTAAGGATCTTAAGGCCGAAATATCGGCTATCACAAATTGTTTCAAAACCTTTTCTGCCGGTCTGCATGTAAATGATAATTTCAAGATTGAGGTGGCACGCTTGTGGCTTGGTAAAGAAGATAACAAACTTTGTATTGTAACTCCTACAGGTGAAGAGTACTCTTTTAGAAAACTACCCGCAGGTTACAAACGATTATTTAATATCGTCCTCGATTTAGCTTATCGCTCTTACATTCTCAGCGAGGGAAAAAGCATAGATATTCCCGGGCTCGCTATTATCGACGAAATTGATTTGCATTTGCACCCCGAATTGGAACAAATCGTGCTTCAACTTTTTATCAGCACATTCCCTCATATTCAATTCATTATCAGCACCCATTCACCTTTGGTTTTAAGCAACTTTGATCAAGATGCCGGGACACCTGGACAATTTCGTCTTGTCAAAATGGCGAAAACCGGATATAGTTTCTTGAACCAAGACATAGAAAATATTTACGGGTTGGACTACAATTCTAGTGTAACACACATTATGGACGTTCTTCCTAACCCAAAGTATCAGGATGAGCTAGTGCAAGCATATCAGTATTGGGCAAAAAAAGATATGGAGAAGGCCGATAAAATAGCGGCACTACTACGTCAAAAATATGGTACGGACAGTCCAATAATTCTTAAATTGGGCCTATAGCGATGAAGTATATCAATAAGAGCAACGAGGCGAGAGCCAATCTCATTATAGACGAATATCTTAATATTGCTCGGACTGAATCCTATGATGCAGGCCACCTATATTCTCAGTTTGGCAGTTTCTCACGCAAGAATGAATTGGTGAATAATATTTTGCTGCCAGAGCAAAACAATTTTTGCTGTTATTGTATGCGCTATATGCCGGACCGTACACATGCAACAATCGAGCATATCATCAGACAAAGCATTCCTAACAGCGCTTCTATGTCTCGCTATTTCATACTTCATTTAGGGGGACTTAACAGTAATAACATCTGTCACACGGATGATTATTTAACAGGTCACAGCCAACCGGGACAATATCCACACAAAGTAGCCTATCACAACTTTGCAATGGCATGTATCAAGTGTAATAATACCCGTGGCCATAAAGACATTGACCCTTTTTTTCTTTATCCCAACATTCATGATGACGTTAATTACAACAGGCAGACAGGCGAATTGACATGGCTGACAGACCCCGAATCAATAAAGCCTGTACCCACAGCTCTTCCTACCGTCGAAAAAGTAGGGCTAAACGCTTCGTTGCTCAAAGCCATTCGATCCGTATGGTTCTTTGGTAAAGATCATCCTACTATTACATATTCCACACCTGACACAGTTTCTAATGAAGCAGAAAAGCAAGATTTAGTATATCGAGCTTTTGGTGCAGCTTTATTATCTAACCCTTCTTTCACTATGGACGATCTGGATGCTTTTATAAGCCTTCTGAAACCTCAGATCTGGAACAAGTTTGTGCTAAATTATTTCTACTTTGCAACGGTATAAAGATTGTCTTCACGCAAAATACCGCAATTGGTAGTTTATCCCAAAATATAAATCATCAAAACTAATCTTCCCATCTATAATATGGATTTTGAAGTCTTCGAATGAATTCTCTCACATAAAATTGAGAATGAATAATGTCCACAAGTTCATTAGGAAAATCCCCATGATCGTATATTGGATGTTCCTCTGAGCCATTTAATTTCATATATTCCCAATCTAAAAATGAATATTCTAGAAATAATTCTCTCAATAAACCTGTAAGAAATATGTCAAAATTATAGCAAAGAATATCTTCCAAAAAGATTGTTTGATATGTTTCCCAGTCAAACCCACTATAACTTGTTTCAATATGATCTCGATCTATTGAGGTTGTCAATATTTTCACTAATCTAAAGCCAATAGCTGTTATAATATTTGACCAAGACATATCAAGGAATGAAATATAATTAGTTTCTTGGTTAATATCTTTTGATTTATTAGAGAGCTCTGGAATAACATCCAACATATTAATAGCTTCAATATCAAATTTATCAGCATCAGAAATACTAACACCTCTTGATAAAAGGATTCTATTTTTAGCCGCTTTATATGGATTAATAGCACCAATAATCAAACTATTAGGAAGAGGAAGCATTTTTTGGTGTTCAGAATAGCCCTGCGAACAATATACAAATCCATGGATTCCTTGTTCCTCCATTATTTGGGCCGCCATAGAAGCAATATTATTTAATCTTGCTTTCATATCTTCATCAGGCTCCTCTCCATCTTCTGATGGCGACCAAATTCCGGGCAAACTATCCCACGCAATTTTGAAGACATCAAAATTAGCCTCTGTAAAACACTCTTCTGATATTTGGCATATATCTTCTATTGTCGGAATCCATAAATTTAATTTAAGTGTAGAAATATCATCATCCCATGATGGGATTAAGGCACAAACACTATTATGATCGTATAGTATAGTATGGACAGTAGCTTCTCTCACTATTCTCTCTTTCATAGGTGCAATTAGCAAATACACCACATCGGCTTTACACATAGGTGGAAATAAATTTCGTATATGATTTCCATATGCGAGGAGCTCTGTATATGCCTGTCGTTCGGTTTGTTCACCTTTTTTTAGCTCTACTATTACTATACCGTTCTCCCCTTCCAAAATTCCAAGGAAATCTGCTCGTATTGTAGAATCGCCATCCTTTTTTAAAGGGACTTCACAACCAAACATATCTAAACCTTCAATCGCTTCCCATATTCTTTTGTATTTATCAATTAGATGATAATACAGAATTTCTGTGGGAGAATATTCCCATGGGGATTTTGCTGGTCTCTGTGGAAAACTTATAGGTTGAAGCAATGTATCAAATTCATCCCTATGCTCCCAAATATAATTTTGAATATCTCTTTCTGTCATAACGAAGACAAAGCTACGAAAATCCAAGAAATAAATCCTCAGAACATATAAAACGACTTTATCGTAATTATTTCATTGTATCGTCACTAAAAGGAGGAAGAAAAATGAATGTGCTATAGCGAAATGGCTACTGCCATTTTTTCTTTTGGCTGCAAAAAGATATTTCCGGGCCTAATACACCAAACAACAAGTTTAACGGCATATAAATTGACCTCCGCCTAAATTACCTCTAATAAAATTCCATTTATGAACTTTTATTATTATATTTGTTGCAACAAGTATCAAATCTGACACGTTGGACAATATATACATACTGACAGATACCGAGCTTTGCAGCAGGATTGCGGCCAAAATAAAAACAGTACGCCTGAAGCAGAATATGTCGCAGGCCGAACTGGCGGACAAGAGCGGTGTCTCCATCTCCACCATAAAACGCATGGAAGACGGAGAGGTAAAGAACTTCGAGTCGCTGATCCGCGTCCTGCGCACCTTGGGCAAACTCGACATCTTCATCCCGCTTGTCGAAGAGGAGCAGTTGAGCCCGAATGAATACTACGAATTGGCCAACCAAGCAAACAAACCCAAACGTAAGCGGGCATCCAAAGGTTACACAAAAGAGAATAAGGAGGAATCGGAATGGTAGACGTAGCTCGTGTCAATCTATACGGCCAGCCCATAGGCTCGGTACGTTGGGACCAAAGATATGAAGTCGCACAGTTCGAGTATGACCCAGACTTTGTACGACTGGGCATAGAGCCTTCGCCGCTGATGATGCCCGTAAGGGAGGGGCGCGTGTACAGTTTCGGGGAACTTGGCAAAACGACCTTCAAAGGTCTGCCCGGAATGCTGGCAGACTCCCTGCCGGATACATACGGCCGGGCCCTTTTTGAGAAGTGGCTGGCCCTGACGGGCCGGACCAGCGGCAATGCGGTCGAGACGCTTTGTTTTTTGGGCAAACGCTGCATGGGAGCCCTTGAATTCGAGCCGGCCATCGACGCAGTCGATACGGATATCCGGATAGAGGTTGATTCTCTGGTGGATGTAGCCAGAGAAGCCCTTGCCGACAAATCAAGTTTCAACGTGAACATCGGCTCCGACAAGAAGGCTGCCATTGCGGAGATTCTGCGCCTCGGCACTTCTGCCGGCGGACAACGTGCCAAGGCAATCATCGCATACAACAAAGCCACCGGAGAGATCCGTTCGGGACAGGTCGAGGCTCCCGACGGGTTCGACTACTATATCATCAAGCTGGACGGCGTATCCGCCACGGCCGGATTCAGGGAGACGGAGAACTTCGGGCGTCTGGAATACTCCTTCTCACGTCTTGTGAAGGAATGCGGCATCGACATGGCGGAATGCTCGCTGATCGAAGAGAACGGGAGGGCCCATTTCCTGACAAAGAGGTTCGACCGAATAAAAGATGCAAAGGTGCACACGCAGACACTCTGCGGCATCGCGCACTTCGATTACCGGCTCCTCAGGGCCTACTCCTACGAACAGGCGTTCGCCGTCATGCGCGGTCTGCGGCTCACCTACAAGGAGGCGCAGGAGATGTTCCGCAGAATGGTGTTCAATGTCGTCGTGCGCAACCAGGACGACCACACGAAGAACATCTCGTTCCTGATGGACAGAAGCGGGAAATGGCGCCTTTCTCCGGCCTACGACATGGGCTACGCCTACAATCCCGACGGCCAGTGGACCTCGGCCCACCAGATGTCGATAAACGGCAAATTCAGCGGTATCACCAAAGACGACCTGCTCGAATGCGCAGCCAAGAACAACATCAAGAATGCCGCAAGAATCATCGACGAGGTTTGCCAGGCAGCATCCATGTGGACTGGAATTGCTCTGGAGTGTGAGGTGCCGCAAAAGATGATTGAGGAGATCCGGCCAAATATGGTTTTCTTCTGATAGTATGGTTCGACAGGTTGCAGCAACTTTACTTTATCCACGTATTCATATATACGTTCATTAAAGTAAAGTCAAAATAAGGGAAGGAAAGAGATGGCTGCGCCATGAAAATGGGTTCAGCCATTTTTTCTTTTGGCTGCAAAATTTATGTGTGCTCCGGTGCTATTAAAGCCGAGCAAAACACCTCTTTGACCAGACGTAATGCCTACAATTGGAATCCGAAAATATCCGTGAATCCATCCTCGATTTTACAAGCCCGTTTTGGCGAAATAAACCCCGACTTGTCATCCAACTTCCGAAAGCAGCAGGGTAATCTCAGTATTACTCAATAATAGCAGCGATTACCTTGCTAATCCTCGATAATCGCTGCTAATCTTATCTAACTGTACCTCGTAGGAGACTTCCCCTTACATTTAAGAAAATCCCGAAGAATTGGATCAAGCCGATGCAGAACAAATGGTAAACGGCCCAGTTACTGGCTATTCTGTTTCCGGAATGGGGCAGAATCATATCCTGACAACATCTTTTATTTGGAGTTATTTGATAATATTGATAAATTTTCAAAGCCGTTTTGGAAGATTGATGGCCCAAAACATCTCAAAAAAATAACTTGATACTCTACCGAAACGTCATTCTACCAGTCGAGTTATTTAGTATCTACGATATCCAAATTTTCATTAATAATATCATCAATTTTATTGAGCAGAGCATTTAAGTTGTTCTCGCCATTCTCTACATAGTCTTTAAGATTTGTTACAACAGATCTGTAGATAGCATCGTTCAAAAGTGGGGCAAATGCCTTCTCAAGATTGCTCGGACTCTTTTCACACAGATGGTTGTATAAGCTATCCCATGTCCTATTCAATTTGTCAGCAATCATCTCAATAGAACTTAAATTATCCTCCTCTATGTCGTTATAGCGCTTGTTGGTAAACAATTCGAAGTTCAATCTCTGTCGCTTACGTCTCTCTGCCGCTGTAATTCCAGGCAGGTTGGTTAACTTAATGTTGATATCGGCAAAGTATTTAGCGTTGTCTTTTCCACCGTCACGGTCGACAAGCAGAAGAAGATCTTCGGAAAGCGTTTGTGGTTCAAACTTCATCTCAAGCAAATCGACCGAATTAACAAAGTTTACTGGAGTGAATAACTGCCAAAAATACGGAGTGGAGCGACAATAAAGCTCCGCATATTTCTTGCGATAAAGGTCAAAAGAATGATCTCGGCTTATAAAGAACAATTTGGGCTTACATTCCCGGTTAAAAAGGTACTGGCCCATTTTGATATCATGTTCTAATGTTGAATAAGCTTTTTCATTGTTTTTAAGGACCTCATTAAATGCTGTTCTCGATTTTTTTGTGTCCTCATAATCATACAAAGGGAGATTGAATAATTCAATATTAGCCTCATTCAATATACATTCGATTTGGCCTGCCAAAGAGTAGTCCAAGAAGTTTCTGTAATCATCTTCCGCATCCTGATCTTCTAGATTAAACAATACATAAAGATAATCTTTGAAAGTTGTAATATCATCTGGGAGTTTGTCTAACTCTTTAAGGTCCGCAAAATGATTATAAAAGACATTAGTTGTATGCAATTTAAATTTGCGATTTTCCGCATCAGCAATCTCAATGAGTTGAAGTGCCTGCGCCAGATGCCCTTTCACCTCTGTGATATAAGTGTTTGCGAACTTCAATGAAAGGCCATTCTTATTATTCCTTGCAATCGAAATCAAATCACGTGCAATCTTGTAATTGTATAATCGTCCCGGCTTGAAATCATCATAAGCAACACAAAGTATTAGTAAGATGACTTGCGTATCCAGAAAGACGTCACGCTGATGCATCGGAAAATTACCATTATACTCAGTAGTTGATGCTAGCGAAGAAATAAAGGAACCAGCACATAACCGGTAAACTATGTCATTTGAATTACATATAGTAATTATGTCTTTGTAAATTTTCTTGCTTTTCTCTATGTCTTCAATATCAGCATTAATGAATTCCAAAAAAGAGTTCTCACTTTCATTTTCGTTATACTGTAGGCCGACATTGTCTACAACAATTGCTGCATTTTTTAGCCTTTGTGTCACAAGATTTTTAAACTCGTTTAATACTTCTTCTGTTTTATCAGCAAGTGCAGTGCCGTCGAGAATCGTCTGAACATCCTTTATGAACTGCATCTTATTATGGCTACAGTCATTTGCATAATCTGTTAATCTTTGTTGCTCCTCCGATGTGAGGCTATAGGTTTTATGGCTCTCTCTGATAATCTGTATTTTACCACTTCTAGACAACCCGTTTAGGCAATAAGTATGAGCATCTAATGTGGTCTTACCGACGAAATCGTCAACCCGAGCCTTAATTGACGACTCCTCAATAGGCCCGACATTAGCCAGAAGACGAAGCACAAAGCAACGTATCATATCCCGTTTCAACTCACCTGATGCACGGCTGAACTTCAGGAAATCATATGCAGCTAAATCGTCATCTGTTAGTGTTTTTCGGTTGTTAGCCGAAGGATCCTGCAAGAAATTCGGATGAACGACAAGAATTTGGAGCTTACGAATATGAACAATGAATAGGTAAGCCGCAAGAACATACTTCAGATATTGGGCAACATCGGCCTTATCCCAGTCCGGTGCGAGGTGTGCATTTTCATTACGTGGGATAACTGCCTTATACAGAATATACTTACCTGTTCCATCCCCACGCCAATTTCCCCCCCTGTATATTATAGTTTTTTAAGTCAGAGAACTGCGTCAGGCCAAAATGAGATATTACATTGATAAATGCACCTTTTTGACCGGGGATTGGATTATTTTCAAATACATGTATGCGTTTGACAAACGAATCAAAAAGAATTGATAAATTTCTAAGGGGGTTAATCTCTCCAATCTCGGTGAAAATAGCCTTATTCAATGCATCTTCAAGGTCATGAGAAAAACCATTAAGCAAAAAAACGCCAGATGTTTCATATATAACATGATACAGAATGTTAAGTGCATCTTTAAGTTCATGGTCAGTAATTGTCTGCCGATCCTCATTGAATACACTTCTAGCATATCTTAATATGTCGTTAGCAACCTTACTCCATTCAATCATAACGCTTTAAAATTGATTTACATAGACAAATATACGGAAAGCTTTTTAAACAATGCCAAATTATAGACCAATATTGTATTACTTCTTTACTTTATCCCCGTATTCATATATACGTTCATTAAAGTAAAGTCAAAATAAGGGAAGAAAAGAGATGGCTGCGCCACAGCAAATGGCTGAAGCCATTTTTCTTTTGGCTGAAAATCTTATAAGCAATCCGGTTGTAAAGGTCAGTCCCAAACGGCCACTCCAATCAAGCACAAAATACCTTACTCGGAACCCAAAAATATCCGCAAATCCATCCTCGATTTTACAGCCCGTTTTGGCGAAATAAACCCCGACATGCCCTATCTTTGTAGACAGGGGCTGTCGGGGCTCAAAAGGGAGGTTTTTGCCTTTTTTCCCTCTGTTCGGAGGGAGACGATAAAAAAATCGTTAAATCTTCGATTTTTCGCAAAAAAACAAGTAAATTTTTGAGGTTCCTATCTTTTAAGCCGTAAACTATTGATAGTCAACAGGCATTTGATAGTGCATCGGTATCGAACTGGGCAACGCTCAAAACGGCACGGTCGATTTGGGGCGCTTCTCGCTCGACAACATGGAGTCGGTGACGCTCTACAACGGGCAGAAATGAGAAATGTGCGGTTGAATTTCCGCCAACAGGAACGTTCGCACCTGATGGAAAATATGATTTACAACGATTTGATCCGCAGGGGATATTCGGTAGACGTGGGAATAGTAGAACTGACGCGAATCATAGAGGGCCGACGCCGCTCGTCGCAATACAAGATCGACTTCGTGGTCAACGTGGGCAATGACAAACTGTATATCCAGTCGGCATTACACGTAGACACGCCGGAAAAGAAGGCACAGGAAACCTTCTCTTTGAGAAACACCGGCGACTTCTTCCGCAAGATCGTCGTGCTGGACGGCAACAGCAAGCCGTGGACGGATGAGGATGGCGTCATGTATGTGGGCGTGATCCCGTTCCTGCTGGAAGATATTGTGGCCGAGGCGATCGGATAAAACAGGGGACGGCGTTTCCTGTCCCGCAGGGAAAAACGGACGGTACGGACTATCGGTATCCACCACGGTACAAGAGGCTGTCGGCCGGCTTGCCGGCCCCTCCTGCCGCTTTTCCAATGCAAATACGGGTTGTTTTTGTCGTTTTTCTACGATTCGAGGTTTTTGGGCGGAATACAAAAGGATGGCGACCAGAGAAAAAAGGGACGGGGAGCGGCTTGTGCATAAACCGCTCCCCGCGCGTCTGTCTGCCGTCACGGCCTGACGGGCCGGAACCGGAAGGAGCGTCAGGCCAGCAGTCGGTCGATCATGGACTGCAACCGCAACAGATCGCAATATTGATTGGTGCCGCCGGTATAGTCCTCGGCATGCCGGGCCGTGCGGATCAGGAACGAATCGAGTTCTATTCTGACCGAGCCAATCCTCCGGGACAATCCGGAGGAATGGTTTATGTAAACGAATTTGCCGTTGCGCTCGACAAAACAGCTCGTAAAGTAATGCCCCTTGGTCTTGGCTACGACCGCCGCATCCACGGCTTTGGCATATTTGGATATTTCACGGACGAGCGCCGTCTGGAAATTCCGGTATTCTCTCGAGACATAACACCCTGCGTCCGCAAGGAAGACATATTGCCATTTGGTATAAAAACTCTGTGCCATAATCCAATTTGTCCGTTATCGTGTGTTCTGTAAATAAATTCGCCACTCCTCGCCGTCGATGGTAAGGCTGTTCAGTTCCCAGTCGTACTCCACTTCCGGCATATCGGAATAAGGGAAATGAACGGCATAGCCTATCTGTCCGTAGGAACAGAGCAGCGGCGTGACGCAAACTTCACGACCGAAATAGGTCTGCGGAGTACAGTATTTGCGCCAGTCGAAACGGCCTGCGGTCACATTGCCGCAGAGCCGTGCGAGGATCGCCCCGTCCGTCATCGCTTTCATACGTCGGCACCTCCTTTCTGTACCAACGTCAGTTGGCCGGGGCGGTCGGGGAACCAATAGGCGTCGTTGTCTGAAAAGACGATGCCGCAATCCTCGTCCTCGGGGTAACGGTGCGGACAAAGGAAACTGTCCGGACGGCAAAACCCCAGCACTTCGTGGGGGCCGAACGTCACTCCATAATCGTTTGTAAAGAGAACCGTGTCGCCGACGGCCAGGTCGTCGTCCGTGTCGATGACCTCCGAAAGACGGTCGTAAATCATCTTGCCGTGTTTTTTCTCCACTTCTGCCTTCCAACGCAGAAATTCCGCTTTGTAACTTCGTTTCGTACTCATTTCAATGCTGTTTTCAGGGTTTCATAAAGCGTGTCGATCATTGCCTCGGCCGCTTCCATATCGCTCACGATGTCTTTGATGTGGTAAGGGGCGCCGTTCTTGCCGTGCCCGTCCGTGCCGATCCACAGATAGGCTTCATAGTCGGAGTCGTAAGCCTCGTAATACTTTTCCAGCTCTTGCAGGAGGCTGTCGGGATCGCCGTTCCGCATTTCGACGCTGAAGCCGAAGTCCTGTCCTGCGGGCGTGTACTGCCGGAACTCGAACTCCGTGAAGCCGGGACGACTGGCGTCCGTTTCCACACTCCAGCCCAAAGCAGTGGCCACATTGGTAATCTGTTCTGTTGTTGTCATCGTTTCCGTTTTTTCTTTCCCTCCGTTCGATGTCTTCCGACTTCGCCCGAAGGGGATGTTTTCACGTGCGGAGTCGGACGGGGGATGCGAGAACGACGGGCAAGGAAACGGAAGGAAATTTTATGAAAGGCCGGAATCCCGGATTCCGGAAAGTTTGCGTCAAATTTCATTACAGGTAACGGCAGCGGTCCTTGAACCGTGTTCGTCCACCGTACCTTTGCACACGAAAACGAACCCGGCGGCGAAAGTCGAGACAACGAGAGGGTTATACTCGGTATATCGGGCGTCGTCCGGCAGGTATATAAACGGAAGGGGCGGCGGTCCAAGCCGTCCACAGGGTGAGCTATAAAAGCAACCGGGGGCGCAAACAGCAGGAAAAGATACGAACGTGCATACCGTTTCCGGTACGGGATTCGTTATATAGGTATCAAGGGATACGCCGGCGATACGGACTTTTCGGTTATATCCCGGAATTTATTATCTTTGCCGAACAAGAGGATAGCCTTACGACGAATTAAATACCTGACCGCTATGACACATATAATGATCGAAGACAATACGCCCGAAGGAAAGTGGCTGCTGGAGCTGATCCGGGGACACAAGAGCGTGACTGTCATGGACGAGAAAAAAAAGAAGGGGTTCCGGGAAGCCGTGGCAGAATGCAATGGCCGTCCTGCCGCTGAATTTTTCGACGAAATGAGCCGACAGGCTAAAGAGCATTTCGACCATGCGTGAGGTTATCGTATCCGAACATCTGTGGGGTAAGATTAAAGAGGTAAACGATTATCTCATAAACGAATTACACCTGTCTGAAGAAGCGACTGAAAAGCGAATCCGCAGGATGGAACAGTTCGTCATGGATTTTGCGAAACGGGTCGATCATCCCTTGTGCCGTTTCAAAAAGTGGCGGACACTGGGTTACCACTGCGCCGTATTCGAAAAAGACTGGGTATTCGCCTACGAGGTGTTCGACGAAGGCGTGATCGTGCGCGATATGGCCAATACCGCACTCTTGGCGGAATAACAAGATATATTCATCAACGCAAATCGTCCGAAGCAGGATATTCGGACGGTTTGCGGTCCCCCTACCCCATAGCCGGAACGATTTACGGACCTACAAAAGCAACCGAACCGCAAACAGCGGAAAAAGACGGGAAAAGATACGAACGGCTATCCGCCACTTTACGCATTCCGCGAATTGTTCATCCAGTTTTTCGACCTTTCTTTCATCATACTACCGGATTACATAATCCGGCCCATCTTCAGTGTTCGATCCGTGGTAGAGTTTCATCTCATACCTCCGCCGTTATTGTAACACACACGGGTCAAATCCTGTACGCTGTCGCCGACAGGTGCTCAGCCTCGTAGTGTTCGGCGAGAAAGTCCAACCCCTTGTAGCGGTTCAGGTAGTTGCCGGCTTCGCGCACCGTCATGCCATGCGTACGTGCAAATTCGCCTATATTGGCCACAATGTAACCGATTAAGCGCCGGTCTACGGGAACCGCCACCTGCAAGCACACCGACGCCGACTCTTTCGCCCAGTTTCTCCTGTGTCATTCTGCAACGGGTCCGTTCACGGCGGATCAAAACTCCGATATTGTTGATTTCCATATTCATAGTCTCTCGATTTCACAAAGAAAATCCAAAGTTGCCTATTTTGGAAACTATGCGGCAAAAATTTAGCTTAAAAAAGTAAAAACAGCGTCCGGCAGGTATAGAAACGGAGCGGAGCGCGTGAGGCTTAGAAATGGCCGCAGGAGATATTTCCGCCGGAACGTAATTTCAGAGATCCGCAGGAAATGTTTGCTTTTACGCCCCGAATACGGGATATGGCGCAACTGACAGTTCATGATTCTGCCGGATTTGCAGTATAGGGATAAAATGAGCACTCTCCCCGGTTAGACGATGGCATTCCGTTTTACCGTTCTTCCTTCCGATATTATATATCGAAACGACTTCCTTTACCCTATCCGGCCCTTCGGGAGAATAGAGAAAATACAGATCGGACACTTCGAATAATATTTCGCATATCTCTTTCCCGCACATTCCTCTGACAGCACTGTCTTCGGATACCATTTATGGATTATAATCTCAATCCAAAATACCAAAATGTGGGGATGCGAGGGGGGGGGAGATTGCTGTAAATTTGCAGTCGAATAAAAAAACACCTAATCTTATTTTCCGATGCAAAATCTATTACTTCTTTCTAAAATAGGTTGTAACTCACTATGATATATTGGCTTATTTGTAACCAATAAACGCCACTTCGGAGGCCGGGTAACAGACGGGTAACAGAATCGAATGAAAAACCCTCTCAACGCCCGATCTATCGGTCTGTCGAGAGGGGTATTCAACGCAACTGATACGGGGCTATCAGTACCGCAAAGATAATGAATTATTTGGATTTCTATTGCTTGGTGTAGATTATCGCATTCTCGGCCTCGGTCAAGCCATAATCCCACATTTTGAAAGAGGAGGCGTCGATGACCTTGATGTTGCGCTGATCTTCGCTGTTTACTACTTCGCCGTCCGTTCCGTATTCAAAGAATGAGATCGTCGGGATTGCTCCCTCATATTTTACGTCGATTGAGTAATAGCAGGTCGATGAGCCGCTGATCTCTTCAAATCGGGTGTCGGTTATGACGGCGGTTCCGTATGCTGTAAAATCCGGGAAAAGGATTACCGTCGGCTTGATCTCTTCCGGCTCGGAATAGGGCTGAAAGACGATGGTTTCCGTATAGGAACCGGCGGATGATAACTTATCCTCATGGAACCCGATATATCTGCCGTTCAAAGTCTGCCAAATCTGTTTGACGGTTTCGTCCATCTCCGGCTTTGGGGTATCGTCTTTGGAGCAAGCTGCGATGCAAAGGGATAGGAATAGAATAGATAAGAGTTTTTTCATAATATGATGGTTTTATGCTTTCAGAAAATAAACGGGAATAATCGGGAGCAGGGCTTTGTCCTCCTCGCTCATGCGGTCGTAATAGCGAATCCATAGGTCGATGAACTCGTCGATGTCGATCAGACGCAGGCAACGATGCCCGTTGCGGGCTTCTTTCTTGGATTCGCTGGTGAATGTCCCCGATGTAACCAGCAGGCCGACCTCGCCCTCTTTCACGAGAACCCCCAGCAGACTGCGGACGACATCGACGGAGATTGCAGAGGTCGGATAATGCTTGACCTGTACTTTCAACTGCGGGGCGGTCGTGCCGAGCGGGTCTCGGTAGGCGATAATATCAACGCCGCCATCCTTGCCTTTCGGGGCGATGAATGGCGTATAGTAGCCCATTGCCCGCAACAGGGCGGCGACCAAATCCTGAAACTCGTAAGGGTTCTTTTTGATGATATACTCCCGAATGCCTTTCGATGCCTGACCTTGCAACATATCCAAATCATCGGGCTGATCCGCATTCTCCTCGATGACCGATACCGCGTGCTCTTTCTGTATCTTGGAAAACTTGCCGTGAAAATCGGCGAAGAACTCTCCGGCTCCGGCGGCAAGAGCTTTCGCACCCTCTTCCGTCAGATGCCAAATCCCGCTCTTTTTGACGAGATACCCGACCTTGCCTACCTCTATCGAATAGAAGTTGAGATACGCTTTCCAGCGGATGACGCCGCTCTTGGTTTCCTCTTTCTCATAATCGGTCAGCGGGAACGATGATGCGAGGGTTGCGTATATATCCGAAATCCTCATTTCGCCGCCGTTGGCCTCGATTGCTTTCATGGCGGCAAATACGATCTCCGCCTGCCTTGTTGGTTTCTTTTCGCTCATGCTATCCGTAAATCAAACATTCGCTGCTGTTTCCGGATATGCACACAAAAAGCGTGGGCGTTCCTGTCGGTTTAGAGGTATCGCCAAACACCTACGGACTAACAAGGAAATGCCCACGCATAACGCAGGCATTTACCATTGTTTTTTAAGTCCGTTGTGAAATTGGCGATTTCCTAAACCTTAAAAACAATAGCAAACGCTATAATATCAAAACTTTTTCAAAGGTACAAAAAGTTTCTGAAATTTGGAGCTATTATTATAATCGGCTGTATTGTTCGCCTTTGCGCCCTCAAATAAACCTCCGAATCAAGGGAAAAATCTTTTTACGGAGCAGTACGAGAATGATGATAATTGCCACCCAAAAACCGCGTATTTGCGTCTGTTGCCACCATGTCAATTTGCGCTCTACCTCGACGATCTTTTCAACCTCGACCTCCCGATCCCGATAAACGATGCTGTCCCGATATTCTATCGGCCGCTGCGTCGGTATTTCCCGATCGTCCGTCTTGTTTTCGAGCGAGTGGGATAGCGACCCGTCGGGGTTGATCCTTGCGTCCGATACCGCTGCCGAGGTTTCGAGGTGGCTCGAATCTTGGCGGACGGTCTGCTCGGTTCGCTCGGCCGGCAGTTGCACCCGTACCGTGTCGGGAATCCATATTGTGCGATGCCTGATCTCGACATGCAGGCTATCCCGCATTCCGGTCGAGGTCGTCAGATGTTTGCACGGGCAGCAGGCCGACAGCAAACCGATGATAAGGCACAAAATCAGCGTTCTCATACGATTTCGATTTGGATTGGTTCGCCCCGGTCGGAGGCCGTTTTGAGCATGTCATAGACCCGTCGGAATGTCGCCGTCGAGTTCAGCACCTTGCCGACCTCCTTGTTTTCGCCGACCAATATGCACCCCGCGCTATCCTCGGCGGTATTGCCGATATGGATCAGGATGCCGTCGAACTCCGGCACATTGAGCAGCCGAGGCAGGTAGCCGTCGCAGAATTTGTACTGCGCTCGATCCTTATACTTCGGAGATTGGATTTTCAGCGTGATGTCGTATGTCCCATAGGGGATAGCGGTTTCGGCATACACTTTCTTTTCGCCATTGTCGAACTGTCCGTTTTTGTTCAGGTCTCGCACGGCATCTTCGATGGTGTCGCAGACCTTTTGCCCGTCGATGTAGAGCCAGCCGATGGTATAGGTCGGCTTCAATGCGATGCGTTTCAAAAGTAGTTTCATAGCCACGCGAAAATTTGAATGATGAAACCTCCGGCCATTGTATAGGCCAAGTCAAGCCAATCCCATCCTTTGTAGCGGTATTGGTCGAAAGCCTCTTTTGCCACCCCTGCGATGGCGGCGAATAAGACGCATATTTCAGCCGTATAGGGAATGACAAGGGCGAAAAAGGCCGCGATTACCGCACCCGCAATGAGGTGCAGGAGTTTGTCGGATGGAATACTCCCCAGCCATTTCAAGATGGCGGTCAGAATCTTTTTGATAGTTTCCATGATGTTGTGATGTTAGTTGGATAATAGGGTTGCTACCTGAATACCGCACTTGCGAATAGCCTTGCCGACAGCGGAGGCGTCCATCTGTTTTTGTCCGCAAAATGATATGCCGATTGCTCCGAGCGGCTTTTCTCCTGCATATAGGGCGAGAATGGCGACCTCGTTCACATTATTCGACTTGAACTTGAAATACATTCGTTCGTCGATCTCCTTGATCGTTTCGATAGCTCCCCAATAAAATCCGTCGTCAAAGACTTTCCCGATAAAAGGGTATTTCGATAGCTGAAAATCGGTATATTCGTCATCGACGTTATTAATGCTGTCGGCGACCTCTTCGATTCGCATATCGCCGTATAGGAACGGTAATCCTGATGATAGGTTTTTGCTCCCATTATGCAGCTCTATGAGCCATGTACGGTCGGCATCGAGCGCATATAAGAGTTTGCGCAGCATCAGACGAATATCCGCATCTACCTGAATGCGCTTGGATACCGATTCATCATGTTGCTCTGCTTGGATTGATTCGACTTTATCCAGCACATAGCGCGGATTGGTGATAGTGAGGATTACAAATCCCGTGAGGAGTAAAAGCAGGAGCACCCGCAGAAAACGGAAAAATCCGTACTTCTCCTCCATTTTGAGTAGCTTTTCAAGCCACCCGATTCCTTTTTCGATTTTCTGTTCCATAATAGGTTTAGATTTATGACAAAAGTAGTGAATAATACCTAATAGGTACTATATGGGCGAAAATAATTTTACTCTTTCGTTGAATATCTGGTGAAATTCTTTAATACCCATCCTCCTTTGATATTGACAAAATCCATCATTTCGCCGGGGGACAATGCCCCGACTTGCGTATAGGAGCTTTTCGTCCCTTTAACCACCATGCAAGGGTATCTGCTGGAATTATACAGCGAGCAGTTATAGCCGTCATAGTCGTCATTCGTCTCCATCAAAACACCGAATTGCGCTCCGGCGGTCAAGTCCATGTAGCAATTTTCCGAAACCTCCAAAACGGTTGTAAAGACCAATGGCGGACAATATGTCGGCACGTATATCGTCTTGTATGACCCGCTCGTTTCAAAGTAATTGGAAACGCATCGTCCGTCCTTATATACTCGGAACTTGGCTCGGTTGCCCTCCATTGCAGAGGGCGTTTTCGCGGTAAAGTCGATTCCGGTATTGCGTTGATAGGTTTCGCCCGTTGTGGATAATGCGAAAATTTGCGCC